TTTACTTAGTGGGGAAGGTCATTCCCTCCCCGTTGATTAGTAATTTACTTGTTTTGATATCTGATTGCAAGCAATTTTTTAAGTTTATCTTTAAAGAAATCTTTTAAGTGAATCCCTTTAAGATAAACCCCCTCGAACAACATTACCAATGTCAAGGGGTATTGTCAACACTTTTTTAAAAGTTTTTTGTAAGTTATTGATTAACTGATGAATATTTTTTCAGGTTTTACGTAGCTGATACGCTGATTTTTTAGCAAGTCATCCCAGATTAGCGCGGCGATATGGGAGTAACCGGATTCACGTAAAAGCTTCATTGTTTTACTTCTCGTTTCAAAACGGCTTGCGTAGTACTCACTATTCAGCGTCGTTTTATTCCCTTCATTGTCTACATGGATAATCTGCATCACTTGAAAGGGGCTGACATCCTCGCCTTTATTCCACTGCTCAAAGTATTTTAGGCACTGCATAGGTGACATCTTATCACTTACTTGAGTTGACCAAGATGAGCCAGCCTTGTCGGTAATTACGGTTACATAAGCCATTTTTGAATCTCCAGTTTAGGACTTTACTTAGTGGGGAAGGTCATTCCCTCCCCGTTGATTGACAATTTACAGACTTTTATCAGGCTTGTCTAGTCTTTTTCAATGATAATTTCATATTGACCATCGACACTATCAAAATAAACGCCGTCATTATCTTCTGTTTTGAAGTAGCATTGTATATCATCACTGGCGGGGTAGTCTTGTCTTGCTATCTGGCAAACTTGAATAGCATTTTCTTTACTCCCTGTAAACTCCTCAAGCCCTTTAAAATCGCATGAATGACCATTACAAATAGAAAGGATAAGATAAATGGTTGTAAGCATGATTTAAGCCTCTTAAAAGCCCCTGTGAGGGGCTAATCAGTGTTTATAAGGTGATTGTATAGGTTATTAGAAAAAGCTCTTCAAATCCTCTTCTGCGATGTTTTCCGTTAGTGTGTCCATGATGTCACAAAAAACCTGAATACTGTCCGATTGTTGAACACTTTTAGCAAGTAGTTCTAATGTCTCATCAAGATAATTCATATTTGGGTTATCCAGTGAAGGAAGACAAAAAGGCGAATACATAGCGTTAAACTCGGTTACATAAACCTTTTTAATCCAATTTAAATCGAAGTATTCTGTAAAACTTGCTACGCCAGACATATTATCACAAGAATAATCATCATTTAGGTCATCCTCTGGGATATCAAGCTCTAAGATAACAATATTTTGGGTTTTCATCTGGAAAGCTGCGGTGATAGCGGCATTACCCAGAGATTGTTGGATACCTTCAGAGATTATTTCTTCCTCATCGTCACCATAGATTTTATTTTCTGGGTAAACGTAAAAATTCCCATCCATATCCGAACAATTCCATGCACCTGATGGCTTATCGCCGTTATTAATCAGGTTGATGAAGTTTTCTTGAGTAGTACCGTGGAAACATTTCATTTTTGAATCTCCTAGTTTAAGGATTGAGTGATAAAGCTCTTTATCTGGGGCTTACTTTATCGAACTATAAGCCCCTTGTAAAGTACTTTAACGATTATTTTTGACAACTTTTAAAACTGCGCGATAACCTAAGCAATAAGAATCACCGAAGAGTGACCGGCCCATGAAAGAATCCTCTTTGATATCCTTTGAAGTAACAGTTTTTTCTACGCCGTGAAAAAGGACTATATCGCCAACTTTAATATCTTTGATGTGAGTAGTTTCAATGTTTAAGCCGTTAATAATAGCCATTTTAGAATCTCCTAGTTTAAGGACTTTACTTAGTGGGGAGGTTATCCCTCCCGTTGATGTGTAATTTAATCTATCTGAAAACCAGTGTCAACAAAATTTTTATAGTTCTGCGTAAATTGCGTCACAGATATCACGAAAATCATGATTTGTTAAATTACGTTGCAACCATGTTGCGAAAAAGTCAGCGATTGCAAAATTTGCGTCATACTCGACAGATAGCCACACTTTAACAGCAAAACGAAACATTTTTAAATCAAGCTCTTTATTCATTACCTTAGATTTGCCTAACATGTCAGACATCTCATGTTGTGCACCGTCTAGCGTGATACCTGCTGCAACGTCAGCCAGTGAGTTTTTTACGTTTTCAACGTCTAAGATAACACTTTGAATCTTCCCGATAATGTTGTGCAATGTCTCATCCGGTGCTGATGATGTAATAACATTAATCCGGTTAACGGTCAAACGTGCTTTTAAGATTGATAACTCACGGTTATTAATAGCCATTTTAGAATCTCCAATTTAGGATTGAGTGATAAAGCTCTTTATCTGGGGCTTACTTTATCGAACTATAAGCCCCTTGTAAAGTACTTTATACTAAGTGTAATTTTTTACCTTTTACCATGATGTAACTTGTTGCGCTATTGCTGTATACATCTTGATAAATTCTACGCAAACGGCCTTCGTAGTATACTTTCCAACTAGTTGGAATCTTTTTCCCGTATCCGGTAGCAGTTTTTTGGAATCCTGCAAGTTGCCAATCCAAAATGTGCTGTTCAGCTTGTAAATCCTCGAAGTGCATTACACCGTTCACATAGTGGCGCAGGGTTACGTTTAAGGTGTGACCGTTGTTAGTAGTGTACATTTTTGAATCTCCTAGTTTAAGGACTTTACTTAGTGGGGAAGGTCATTCCCTCCCCGTTGATTAGTAATTTACTTGTTTTAAAAACCAAAATCAAGAGGAATTTTTTCGTTTGCTCAATTCTTGAACTATTACAGCATGATAATCTTTTAAATCACTGATATTTAAAGCATTTATCAGAGAGTTATAATCATCGACAAGCTGAAAATCATCTTTGAAAATGTCGCTGATTTGATAAGTTTTTGATTGAAATCTGAAGCTCATTTCTAACCGTTTTATTTGTTCATCGCTTAAACGCTCCAGAAAGCTCATCACAAGGTTATTATTGACCTGCTGCGTGATTGCCTTACTTGCCAAATTATATGCGCTATAAGCCTTGTAAAGTGCTATAATGGCAATGATTGCAGTGATACCCATCATTAACATGGTGCTTCCTCTTTACGTGATACCTTGCCATTTACAGTTATCTCATAAGATTCTAATAAATCACTTTTAGATTTTACTGGACTTTTAAAAGTATCGTCATAAATATTTACTTGCAATACAGGTTTTTTATACTCCCTGCAACTATTCCATAAGCAAATCACTACGCGACGGCCTTTTATTTTGCCGTGCAACCATTCCATAACATCATGATTATTTCTTGATGTTTCAATAAAATCAATTTTATTAAGTAACTTGCTTAGATTTTCACGAACTTTATTGGATAATTTCATTTTTGAGTCTCCTAGTTTAAGGGTTAATTTGATAAAGCTCTTTATCTGGGGCTATCATATCAGCTTGTTAGCCCCGTGTAAAGAGGTCTATTTAGCTCTTAAAGATATTCATCACTGAATCTTTCAACGATTCCAAACGTTCTAATACTTCAGATTCTGCGTCTGCGTTGTTCACCTCTTCTTTTAGTCTATCCTCTAAATCATCGCCGTCACGATAGCACCAATCGAAAGCATAACCAAGATAAAAACTTTCTAAAACCGTGCTACCGTTTGCATCCACAACTTTCGCGGCAAGGTTATACTCTGAAGCCTCTAAATCTCTTTCTAGTTCTTTCTGTAAGCTCGTGTAAGCCTCTTTCGATGGATTCTCACGGCCTTGTTTTGCATAGTCACTTGAAAGCTGCTTAAGGCTGTAATGCAAAGGGATTGCATATTTAAATTCATTACGCTGACAGTTAGGATTTTTAATCGTCACACCGCCTTGATGGTCATCTGTAAACTTCCAATTATCAAGATTATGGCTTGCTTCAAAGCAATTGACAGCTTCATAAATAATGGTGAATTTTTCTTTTACAACTTCAAAGGTAGCATCTACAGTTTTCATTTTTGAATCTCCTAGTTTAAGGACTTGATTTAGTGGTAAAGCTCTTTATCTGGGGCTTAAGATATCAACTTTTAAGCCCCTTGTAAAGTACTTTATCAGATTAAATTGCCAGTTAATGATAAGTGCATTTTATAGCCTTTTTTGGTAAAAACGTTCACTTTACCGAGTGATTTTACACCTTTAAAAAGGTTGTTTGAACTGCGTTTTAAGGTTAGTTGCTTATCAGCTTTCACGCCCCACCTTACAGCAGTTTGTTTTCCGTTGTCAACCACTTTTCCGCATAACTTTTTAGCCATAACGCGAGCGTCATCACGAGTCTTTGCAGTAATTACAACGTTTTTTATAATAGCCATTTTTAAGTTCTCCAATTTAGGATTTAGTGGTAAAGCTCTTTATCTGGGGCTTACTTTATCGAACTATAAGCCCCTTGTAAAGTACTTTATCAGTTAATTTTGAAAATTGTCACATAGCCGTCACTGCCGATTATTTGAGACACTCCAGCTTTTTCCACTGAATAGCCCATATTTTCAAGATGGTAAACAGCATCATCGTAACCATATGCGCCGCCCTGATAACGTCTCTTATCGCATCTTACTAATACTTTTCCGCGTCCTGCCAGTGCATTCAGTACGGCTTTTTCACTTGATAGTGTACCGTCTATCATGGTTGCCGTGTAATGGTTGATTTTATTCCCGTTGATATCATACTTGAAATTGAACGCATGAACAACAATTATTTTACCGTTAAATTTTTCATCAAGTGCCTTCTCCAGTGCGTTGCGAAAGTTGTCTTTGTTGATGAATTTCGGTGCACGATAAGCCATTTTTGAATCTCCTAGTTTAAGGTTAATGTGGTAAAGCTCTTTATCTGGGGCTTAAGATATCAGCTTTTAAGCCCCTTGTAAAGTACTTTTATCTATCGTAATAGTAAACCGCTGTCTGTTTTATATGTCGCTTTGTATTCTTCGTAAGGTAGCGATTAGAATTGATTGCCGTTTCTACATAGTTGCAATAATCAGCTTCTGATATTCTACGCCATGCGCCGCACACTTGCATATAAAAACGTTTTACCTTTGTGTTAACGTTAGTTGTAACCATCAATTCACGACTGTACAGCATTTTTAGATTCTCCAGTTTAGGAAGTGGGCTGGCTTGCCCGTCTGATGCAAATATTAGATAACCATACTCAAAGAGTCAATAGGAATTTTAAAAATATTTTTGCAAAAACTGTAATGAAACGGGCGCACGAGACTACCACAAAACAGAACTACAATCAAGAATTATTTTTCAATCCGCTACAAATTTTTCTGTTGACTTTTATTTCCAGATGTGGTAGCCTTGTGAGAAATGGCGACATTCCCACCTGCACCCACCTACCTGCACAATTCTAAAATGATTTTTCTTGCCCGACCTGATTTTTATCTGCACGTTTTGAAAATGAAAAAGCTCTTTGGAGATTACCTGCACAGTTTGAAAATGAATTTTCTCTTTGGAGTTCAAAATTCTCTCTACAGATTTCTCTACAGAACTCTACCTGCACAATCCTGAAATAAAAAAGCCCTCCTTACCTGAAAAATTTACCAGATAAGAAAGGCTTAGCCTATTGTGAATATTCTACAGAGTTTCTTAGTTCTTTGCGTCTAAGAAGGTAACTTCCGGTGAAGAGAAGACCGTCTCGATATCCTCATCAGTTCTTGCATAGATATATGTATCTGCATCACTACCAAACGTTACAGCTATCCTGTGATTGCTCTTCGACAGGTGGGTAACTAGAGCGTTACTTAGAGACATCTTCTCAACCGGAGGGTTACTTTGATGTATCTTACCTTTTCTTCGTCTGAAGAGGGTAACTGCATCCTCTGTGAACGTTACTACACCTGCAAAGTATTCTGGTTCACAGTAGTTATTCCAACCTGAGCGTAACTTGTGGTACATCTCTCCTTCGTAGACATACAGATAAACATCTACACTCTTCATCACCTGATTAATGATAACTGTGACGGCTTGAGGGTCTAGCCCACCGATACCTGCACCAATCATAGGTAACCCAACTTTCTTCAACTGATTAACTTCACAGTATCTGTTAAGCTGTTTCAAAGATGACTCTAAAGCACTGTATCTGGCATCTTTACCAGTCTTAAGCTGAGTGTAAAGATTAGCTATACGACCTTGTTTTAAACGTGCTACAGAGAAATTACCTAGTAAATTTTCACAGGGTTTGTGACCTATACCACCTGCATACAGATAAACTTCTGTATCAGTCTCATATGCTTTTGGGTAAAGTTTAGAAATCTTGTCAGCGATACCTGCACCCATTAAGTTCATACAGTTGCAACCGTGACCAATAATATCAAACTTACCTTTATCAAATGCGTCAAAGATATCACCTTTGATGATTTTTACAATACCCATACTAATAATGCTCCCAACGTTGCATGTCTTCGGATGGTTTTACACGGTTACCTTCATGGTCTACATAACCTGCACCACAACCTTCACAGATAACTGGCATAGCCGAGCCAGCTTCAAACTCTTCTTTGGTGAAGAGACCTTTCAAGTCCCCTGTATCAACACCAAAATGTTCTATTGCACACTTCTTGCAGAAATCAGCCATGAATAATTGCCTCTTGAATGATGATACCTTTACCACAACGACTTTTAAAGTCTTCCAATGGTTCAGAGATAAAGCCACGTAAGCAGTCAGTGAATACTAAGTTCTTCCGGTAAGCTATCACATCATTTGCTGTAAATGGTATGACCTTATTTCGTCCAATGAACACCGCTGACCTGATAAGTTTCCGTGTCTTTTTATCTCTGGCTAGTATTACTTTCATAGTTTACCTTCTCAGTTAGCTCGTATAAATCAACATGCTCAATACTATCAATGTTGATACCAATCTTTTTGAAGCGTTCTATCACTTCGTTGTCAGTCATCCATATCAGACACCAATGATTATGGATGGATTCTTCAAGAAGGTCAACACAATCTTTAAAAGTTTTTGTATCACTCCTTGTTCCGACTACTGCGATTGTTCCATACAACCACTTACCATTACCATAAGATACTTGTGCTACGCCAACTTCTTTATCTTTCTCGTAGTAAACAGCTACAAAGTCTCTTCCATTAATTTGCATAGTTACTTCCTCGTTTTAAGAACTGCTAAGATTTCTTTAGAATCTGGTAAGAACCATGTGTAGTGATTCTCTTTGATTTCTGGATGAGTGTCAACCTTTATTTTGCACTCTTTACCAACATGCTTAAGCTGTGCTGTGACACCTTGCATAAAGATATGACACATCACATTATCCATAATGGTTGGTGAGAAATCAATTCGCATATAAGTTTCTTTTGGTCGTGGCAACAGTAAGTAACCTTCTACATAGAAAGTGTCTTGATTCTCTGTCATTGCTGCTTATTCCCTAATAAAATCATGTCAATAAGGTTATTAGTTTTAATTGTACACTGGTAAAAGCCGTCACGGTAGAACTCAAGTGCTGCTGCTACATCACTACCTGTGTTGCCTTTGATGATATACTGTGACTCTTCTTGAGTGTACTTATCACCCTCACTTACTTGGGAGTTTTTGAATGTACTGTTCACTTTGTTCGTTGAACACCCTGACATAATTATCAGTAACACAAACATTATAAAACTCTGGCTTAGTTTTTTCATATGTTAGTACCTCTTTTGTATGCTTATTCTTAGCAAGCACATCTTTCAAATCATTTTTGTAATTGGTGCTCAATGTAACTAATCCTTCCTGATAAGCATCTTTAGCAACACTTATGAGCTTTTGATTGTTTAGCTCAGTTTCAGCAACTTGGTAGTCTCTGTAAGAGTACCCTCCCCAGACACCCGCCCCAACTAAGAAAACAATTATGAAAGTAGCTTGACAGAACTCTTTAAATGTCATTTAACAATCTCCTGAAATGAAAAAGGCTCCCGAAGGAGCCTGTATCTTAACCTTAACTGAGGACTTTAGCAAGGACATTTGCAGCCATCGAAGAAGCTTTTGCAGCAGCAGCTACCCCAGCTTTGACAGTGCTATCCTTAATAGCAGATACCGTTGCAGCATCAGTAAAGAGATAAGTAGTTGTTTTATAACCACTTGTAAAGGAAAGCATAAGAGCAGTTTCCAGATTGAAAGAGCGATACGGAGCACCTTCTTTAACGATACCTTCAGCACCTAACTCTGAAGCCATACCCATATCATAGATAGTCATCAGGTTTTCTTTGTGTGCAGTCGTTGAACCAGCACCTTTGACGTGTTTCTTAACATTCAGAAGAGCACGGTATTCTCGGATGTTACCGTCTGCTTTTACATTGACAGCACGGAAGATTTTACCCTCAAAGTTGCTTTTGATAATGTTACGAACTACTTCAGATTTGTTTGCCGTAACGTCCAGTGCTACCGTAATGATATTGTTCATAAGTTTTTCTCTCAATGTTTAACTAACATGGTTTTAATGTGTGGAAGGATTCTGTTTACCTTCTGAACATTCTTCTCTGTATCTTCTATAAAGCATACTATATTAAAGTAAGGAAGAATGCAAGACTGAATCATCCTAACTTTTAAACTTTCTGCACTTATAGAGTTAGTTCCAAAACCACGCATGAAAAGCATGTAATCATGCTCTATGTTATGCCTTAAAAACATCTCAGTAGGTATTCTCTGAGATTCACCTCTTGCTGTCAAGAGTCCAATGGCAGCATGATTAGCAATTGCATCAATAATACTAAAAACATACGTTGGTTTTGCTCTTACAGAGTCAAGAAGATTAGTGTACTGTGAGAATGACCCATCAGTCAATTCCGTTGAGCAATCTTCGTGATTAAAATTTGTAAGAACACCATCAATATCTGCTAAGATGAGGTTACCTTTTTCTACAAGGTCTTTATTGACTATGACTAAACTGTCACGTCTTACACCTACAGTTTGTCCAGTCTCTTTGTCCACAACGTTCACAATTGGTTGTGATGTGTGGAACTCTTCAAGTGAACATACAACTTCTCTTGCAGTGTCTTCAAAATCCCTGCACTGTTCTGGAGTCCATATACAGGAATCAAGACCTAACTCATGAGGATGCAAGTCGTAAGCATGACACAGTACTTCATCAGACTTTCTTAATTTTTTCATGATTTACCTTAGAAATGTTTGTTGCAAATTCACATTGAGCAATGACTTTCATATTGTTATAGACATCTTGAGAGTATTTCTTAGCTTTAGGGATTTTGTACGAATACCCAGCATTATATGATGCTAAAACTTTTTGTAAAGTCTTCTTTGACTTTGGTTGACCGTGTACCTTAGTCCAAAATTCAAGCTCTTTGTGTGTTTCCTTTGCAGCATAGTCAAAATCTTTTAAGAGTTTCTTTTTAGCCACATTAGGACTAATTTTGTTACGCTTTACAACAGTCTTCAAGTGATTCTGGAAAATACCATAGTCATGGGTCTTTTTATTCTCTACCTTCAGACCTAACTCTGACTCTTGTAAGGCTATAGCAGCTAGAGTAATACCCCAACCTTTACCCATATTATTCTCACCATACTGGTAAGCTTTTAACATGTTTACTTTTTGGCTAATTGATAGCTCTGGGCAGTCAACTGCATAAGATAAGTGTGCTGTAAACATTAAGCACAAACCTAGAATCAACTTCTTCATTGGTTCTCCTGTTTAGTTTATCGTGACAACAATTATACAGCACTCTACACAAAATACAAATAAAAAAAGGCCGCCGAAGCAGCCTTTTAAGAAATTACTTATTAGATTTCACGTTTACGTTGAGAAATGAGTTCACCAGCAGTACCAACGATGACATGCAAAGCTTCAGTCTTACCATCCCACGCTTTCAGCACTTTACGCTGATTATCAACGATTGCTGCAACTTCATAACGGGATGAACGCATCTTCATATCGTTGTAATCAGTTGGAACAGATACAACATCTCGTGGATGGACACGAACCTTCAGGATTGTATCACCTGAGAAGCAACGAACATAATCCCAAGCACCAACATGAAGACCCTGAGAGCAAGTTACGTTACGGTTGTTATCAACCATCCAACGTGGCATTTCTACAATATTACCTAAATCATTAGGTACTTTATAGGTGTGGGAGTCAACCAACTTGCCTTCACGAGTAGAGACTTTCTTCCAACCAATGATGTAACCTTCTTCATCAATTTCAACATCAAGGTGAGATACGAATCCCCAAAGTTGTTCTACAGAATCTTTAGATGGGTTTTCCATCAGTTTTTCGAAGAACATTACAAGTCGTTCAAAACCTTTATCACCAGTCTTCATCATGTGAAGAATACGGTCAACCAGAGTAGAACGCATCTCAACAGCACCGTAGAATAACTTGTCACCTTTGATTGTGATAGCACCCTGAGTGAAGTTTTCGATAGACTTACGAATGTTCATCAGTTCAAAAGCTTTCTTGTACTCACCACCTACAACAGCCATTACGATTTCTTTGTAGTTTGGATGGGTAGACTCAACGATTTCAGAATCTGCACCGAAAGTCATGATAACAGAATCGCCAGTAATCATATACTCAATCTGGTTACCATTCTGCATAGCTTCGTGTAGTTTATTTACTGGAGCTTCCTGTACAGCCTCTTTAACAACCTTTTCAACTGGTTTTCCAGCTTTCTTTTTAACTGATTTAGCAACTTGCTTCAAAGTCTTCGTAGCTGGTTTAGAAGCTACCTTTTTCTTACCTTTTAAGGTTGCTTCATGACGCTCTACAGCACGACCAACTGAACGGGTTGAAGTATTGAACTTCTGTGCAATAGCTGTTTTAGTCAGCTTACCTTCTTTCACCAGTTCGTAAATTTCTGCGTCAATCTGTGCTTTAGTTTTAATAGTCATCTTATTACTCTCTCTTGTTAGTTAATAAATCATTTTGTAAGGCTATTCTAAGGGGCTTCAAAGCCCCTTGTCAAACACTTTAATCGTAAATTGTAGTCCCTTCTGGAACACACTTCACATCAAAGCCTAAGAATTTACTCACTTCAATGGGTGACACTTTATTCCAATCTAAATGAGAAAGCAAGAAGTTTTCTTGTTTTCTTTTTGAAAGATAGTTTGTCACCTTAATAATCATACGGTCACCAGCTTTCTTAATTTTCTTGTATAGCTTTGTATCGTTGTCAAGGCATTCTTTCAAAGTTTGCAACCGACTAATAGTGTAGGTGTATGCAAACGGTGCAGCAACGTATTGGATTTTACCAAACATTGCCTCAACAGCATCTTCATTACCTTCTAAGAAGATAGTTTTGTTTGTGTCTCGTGAATAGCAATAGCCACGAGAAATCTTCTTGTTATTGAACGTAAAGTTTCTGGCAATAATCCAACTGCTTGTAAGGTCTAGAACACCATTCATATAGATACGTGTCATATACCTGTTATGATTAATCCAGTGAACATCAGTTAAGCTGTCGTTCAAGAGTTTCTCATCTACTTCAATCCAGTCTTCTGGTATCTTTTTCCAATTTGCTTTTCGGAAAACATAGACTGTCTTTTCAATGACATTGGCAACTGACTTAGCTACATCTTCTGGAGACGAGCAAAAACATTCACCATCAACAGTATCACCTACTGCCTTGATATAAAGTTGAGGCTCTTCAATTGTGTCTAAGTCTTCTGACACCTCTTTATAGGAAGCTACACCTTCTGCTGGAACAGCTTTCCAGAGTTTTACAACACCTCTTACAGCTTCTTTACGCTGATAATGATGTTCCTTATCAGACATCTTCACAATCTTTAACAAGCTTTTATCAAGTTTGTGCAGATTGATTAGGTCGTCTAACTCTTTTTCAGTCGAGAATACAAAGACAATACCATTATATCTGTGAAACAGACTTGACTCACTGGCATAGTCTCGACATGCACCACGCAAGATTTGGTTGCGTCCTACAGTCTTCTCAGTACCATTTTTATTGCGACGGTCATTGATAACAAACAAAAACTGTTCAATTTGGCTTTTGCGCATTGCGCCAAAGATATTGAACATACTTGCCTCTTGAGTGTAGGAAAGTGCTGTTGCACGAATCTTACTTTCTAAAGAGTTGAACTTAACATAAGCAACTGGATTATAAAGATAATCTACTTTAGGGATGTTGTTTCCGTTCCTATCAACCTTAATATTACCTTTACCATCACGTTCATAAATAACTGAGCCGTCTTCTGCGTAGATAATTCCACGACGAATGTTTAGTAATTCTTCTTCCAGAGAATCAAGCTTAACACCACCCCACTCTAGCTTTGGACACACAGCATTAAACATCTCTCGTGAGTTCAAACGTAACTCAGCATAAGCCTGTGCAGCATCCATGAGTGTAGGTTGGCTATTAACTTTCTTGATAACATCCTTTGTAATGGCTTCAGTTATCTTTTTAGTAGCCTCAATGATAACATTTTTTGTCGTGTCATTCATCTGTAATGCTTCACGAGAAGCTGCGATAGCAACTGAACCAATAGGCATATAGATGTTTACAAGGTCTACGCTCCTACGGAAAAATTCTGGCAAGACTTTGAAGAAATCATCACCAAGTAATGCTTCCATGTTAACAGGGTATGCAATGTTACCCATCACCACATTAAACTCTGTCCTGTTACCACTAGAACGCCAACTTTGCTTATGAATCATAGCATCATAAACACCTTCTTCACGGGCAATGACGTTCATATCTGCTAATACATCGTCATACTCGATATTGCTTTCTGGTTTTACAGCAAAGTATGAGTATACGTGACCAGCTTCTTCAAAGAATTTTGAGATACGATGGTCAGCAACTGCTACACGTACAGCTAAACCATTAGGTTCTTTTGTTGGATTGGTGGTCAGCTTAGTTACTTGAGGGATACCATTCTCAAGATAAACAGAGTACTTATTAACAACACCATCAACATAACTGGACACTGTGAATGACTGAGCAATTGCAAATGGGGATTTTGAGCCGATACCCATTGCACCAATGTAGTCATTAGAGTCATTCTTCGTAGAAGCCCCGTAGTTTAGATACAAACTCATAACTTTATCATGAGTCAATCCAGTTCCAAAATCACGAACTTCAAAGTAAGGCTCAAAACGAGTAGGTAAATGCACATGGAACGGGATGTTCTCTTTTCCAGCTTCTTTCTGAGCATCCACTGCGTTACATGACAGTTCACGAATAACTGCCCTTTCTTTAAAGGTGTATACACCAGAACTCAAAAGGCTGAACATTTCGGGTGTCATTGTAATCTGTGCTTGAGACGTCTCTAAAGAAGTTGAACTCTTAATCACTTCTGCGTGGTCATTTACCATGCGCATAATACTTTCCTCTTAGTTTACTGTTAAATTACTTATTAAACATTTTACCAGAACCACCACATATAGGGCAACAGCCTGTTCTTGTATAACCTTCCCCATTACAGAAGTCACATTTTTTGTGCTCTGCGTAGTACTTGCAAAGAAGGTAAACAAACACTGCTACACTACCAAGTGACAGTAAAATTTCTATCCAATATGCTTGCATGACTCACCTCTCATATTTTTGTAAAGGATAAAGCTTCTGTCATGGACGATACTTGTAGATACTGCAAAGTTACTTTCAAGCATCTGTTTGTTTGGATTGTAGAAGTTTTCTTTAAACTCGTCAAGTGCAAATTGGTGATTGTCTGGAAGACCTTTTACACAGACCTTTATTGTAATTGCTGCTGCAACCTTGCCAGTCAGTTCTTCTTTAGCTGCTACTAAGATTTTGTTGAGGAACTTATGACCATTTTCAGGCTTCTTGATATTCTCCCAGCGTTCTTCTAAGACAATATTGATGTTCATTTCTTTGATTTTCATAATTTTCACCAAGTCCAGTTAACGAGTATACCATCAAAACCTTTTGCTAAGGGTACACCCTCATGCTCATAAAATTCAGGATTAACTTCGAATCCACGATTTTCAATATAATCTATCATATATTTCATTACAAAGCTAATCTCTTCGTGGTCATCTGGGTCTCTGCCAAAGAACTGTTCTATGACAAACATACCTTCTTTTGTAGCAAATTGGCAGTGGTGATTGTGGATACCTTCACAAAACTTTTCAAACTTTTCTTTACCGAGAACTTCAAGGATGTCTGTATAGGCAACTTGTAAGTATTTCGGTTGTACAGGTTTCTTGTTAAACCATATGGAAAGGTTGTCCATAGCATTCTCCAGAAATTAAAAAGGCTCCCGTAGGAGCCTCTTATCATATACTTTTAAAGCTGCTTGTCAATATTATTTCGAATATCACCAAGAGATGTGTAACCGAACTGCTCAGAGTCACTAAAGACTAAACGTAAAGCACAAGCTGGATGTTCAAGCACATCTGCAAAGCTCTGGAATCCATAGCCATCTACAGCTTGCAGCTTATCACCATCCCACATAGGTGCTACACCACCAAAAGCAGACTTCTTAACACCACTATCTGTTTTAGGGTCTTTTGCAAGCATAATCTCTTTACCGCCAATGCTTGCAAGAGTTGCTTTGACAGCAAATGCAAAGGTGTCACGAGTCATGTACTGGTAAGTGTAAGAACCTACACCAAACACTACGTTAGAGCTTGCAAAACCCATTTCATACAAACGCTTCAAGATTTCGTTTGCACGTTCCAACGTGATAGAGTCACCATAAATAAGTCCGATGTGCTCATCCAGTACTTTAAAACCTTTAGAGTTGATAGTTCCCCCAAAGATGTTATACAGTGTCTTGATAGCTCCATCAATCTCTGCTACAGGACGTGTTACAACGTTTGCAGAACCAACCATATAAGCGTTTTTCAACATCACTGTATCAGCAACTTCAAAGTCTTCTCTGTCAACAACCATTTCGTAGCCTTCTGACAGTAGCCACCCAGCAATACCATAGTTGATGTTTTCAAGCTTCATGTTCAGAACAGCATTCAACATTGTGTCGCTGGCTTCCAGCTTGCTTAGGTGTTCGTAATAAGATTTTTTAGCGCACTCTAAATGGATTGCTTTGTATCCTGTGACAATATGTACAGGGTCTCCAGAGTCAGGACGGATTACCAGTTTACCATCACGTTCCATAATCTCTTTACGAAGTGCTGGTAAGATTTCTGATACAGTTCTCCAGAAATTATAAGTGTCTGAAACAACACTTGCAATACCAGTTGGGTAAGTTTCTGTTAAGAAACGACGGAAGGTTTGTAACTCACCTTTAAAGCGTCTTTCTTCTTCAACCAACTCGTTACCACCTTCCCAAGCAATGTTTGCACACATTACAGAGTGTTCAGTGGCTGGTACAGAACCACCAATATCAGAGATTGGGTAAGATTGTCCGTAGATGCGTTTAGCTGTATATACAGCAGGGAAGCTATCAGTCCCTTTAAAGCTGGTTAAGTGGCCTACAGCGTTAAATGCGTCATCGGTAAAGCCAGACATACCACGCATAGCAAAGTCATGGCACTGATAAGGTAAATGCAAGGTATTGTCGCAAGTAAGGTCAGCCCACTTCTTACAGATACGTTTGTAGTGCAATGCAATAGTTGCAATGGTACAAGCCTTCCAAATCTCAGCAGAGAAAGCATCTTCAAGATACCCCGCTACCCAATGGAAACCTGAAACAGTGTTCTGGAAGATAATCATTGGTACACGCATAGGGACAACTGTGCCTTCTTCTACAGCGTATACTTCAACTGGTAGATAACCTAAGTCGTGAAGTGCTTCCCAATGTTCTCGACCAATAGCATCTTTACCCAGAACACCGTTCATGACTTCTAAGATTTCGTCAATTGCTTCTTTTTTGTCACGTTCAAAGAAAGTGGCGTTCCAATGGTCTATCAAGTAATCTTTAACGAAACGTTGAATACCAAAAGCCACTACACCGTCAATTGCTAAAGGACTGTTAAACCATTTATCACTACGTGGTGTCAGGTTCAACATAAGATATTGCGTAGCATCTGGATACTGATATACATGTGATGCCTTGTAAGCATCTGCATTAAGACCTGCTGGTACTGCATAAAGTGATTTAGTCATCTTTTAATCTCTCTCAAAATGGGGCTTGAAAGCCCCCTATAAAGTTTTAATCAAGGTTTGCTACAGTAACTTGACCATAATGTGTTAAACCACGGTCTTTAGCTTCCCCTAAAGAGTTTGTAGTGTAGATGTGGTCAATACCATTGTCAAGAAGGTTTTCAACCCCTTTAGAGAAGATACCATGTGTTACATAGAGTTCCACACGTTTTGCACCTGCTTCACGAAGATGTTTAGCTGCTTCTATGAAGGTTCGACCGCCATCACAGATGTCGTCGAGAATCATAACAGTTTTATCGGTCAAATCAACATCATCAAGGATTCGCATACCAGTAATTTCACCAGTTTTGAGGTTACGTACTTTAGACATTGTGATGTATGGCTTATCCACCTCTTTAGCAGTTTCTGCAATCTTCTTAGAAGCACCTGCATCTGGGGCTACTAAGTAATCAACCAGTGGGTCATTTGCATAGTGGACTGCAATTTCATTTTGAGGAATACTTTGGAAGCAGTTAAACAGGTTATCTGGTACATAACTGTGAGGGTCAACTGCACAGACTGCACCAAACCCCATTGCATTGACCTGTTTAGCAAAAACCTTTAAAGCTGCTGCATCACCTTTAAACATGTGACGGTCATATCGTGCATTTGGTAAGTAGTAAAAAATGACAGTCTTTAAGGCATAGTCATGAGGGACTAAATCATCAATTGCTTCTTTAGCAAGTGCCACAGCAAACAATGTGTCCTTGTCATAACCTTTCACAATAATAATCACATTGTTGATAGACGATGCTGCATAAGCAGTAAAATCAACAAGCTCTTGTGAAAAATGTCCACCAATCTCACCAGAAGGGAATTGGATGATGTTAAACTCTTCTTCATGAGTTCCTTTAGTCGGTGAATGAACTGTAACACGGATAGATGTTTTCATAGTTTCTCTCTTAGTCAAAAGTTACGTTTGTTACTGCCATTGCAGATTTGCATTTTGCAGGGTCTACAACGTGATAAAGTACACTACAGTTACCTGTGCTGTCTGGTACAGGCTTTACCCATTGATGCTTTATAGTTGGCTCTCCTAAGTCTTTGTAAGAACCATCTGTAAAGTTGTTTACCATCTCAAGTGCAATTGGTTCTGGAACATGACCACGTATCATGTACATCTCACAACCATTACCACCTTCACTGACTAATGGTAAAATCTCCCACTTTTCTTTAGCCATTGTAAGTTGCCCTATAAACTGTCTCGAACTTCAACAGGAGAGATATTGCCAAATCTGTATAGTTGTTGTCAAGCACATCTGGCATATTATTTTTGATATATTTCTCTTGCTCTTCATAGGTCATCTTAGGGGTGCTTAAAAGATTATCCCCTTGCTTCTGGTTATCAAGTTTAGTCTGGATAAACCAGTTTGCACAGTGGTGCTCACCACCCTTTGTAACAGGTTTGTGGTGGCCTAATGTGAAGGATTGACTACCTGTATATCTGCAAAGTTTATTGAGTACTGTAATGGTGTTCTTCACAACAAAACATTCATACAGGTTGTCTATGGTGTAGTATGGGTAATATCGGAATAATACTCTTTCACGAGTACTCTCACGATTCCAGAGAATCATGTGATTGGAGTTGGAAGGGTCATATTGGTGGGAGTCAATGAACTCTTGACGTTCCTCAAAGCTGAGCCTTAACACTGACATTGCAGCCGAACGTTTCAGGTTTGACAGGTACATATTGTCTCCAAAATAAAAAAGGGAACCTTTACAGTTCCCTAATCATAGACTCTTACTGAACTAATTTCAATACTTTGAAGAAACCTTCTTCGCCAATTGCATCATAGACCTTTTCAGTTGGCTTGATAAGGTTGTTCAAGCAGATTATTTTCTTACGTTTCTTATCATAAGAGAGTTTAAGCTGCTTCAGCTCTTTATCATCTTCAGGGTGCTCATTGTACATCTTTACAGCCTCTTTGAAGCTAATGTAACCGCCACCAAGAGTAAGGAAACCTGTGCCACAATAATGTGAATTGTGTTTATCAGCCATAAACTGACACAGAACAGAAATCTGAATTTTACGGGTGTTATAAATCTTTTCCATTTTAGTTATCCTTACTTGTTGCGTTTACGGTTACGAGCTTTCTTAGCTGCCCGTTTAATAGCTGCTGCACCAGTTGGTCGATGTGCTTGTTTCTTACCACCTTTACCACGGCCTACATAGATACTTTTCATAATCTCATTAGCCAACTTCTCATCCATCTTGAAGTTCTGCATGAGATGAGTCACATCAACACCAGTGAGCATACCTAGTGATGCCAGTGCTGCTTTTACTTTTGATTTAAAACTGTTCCAGATTCCCATTTCTTATCTCTCTCAATCTTTTCACAAAATGTTTTAAGTTCTTCTTCAGTGACACCAACAACACTGTCACCAACGTTTAAATTTGTTCTATAGAACATTGTAAAGTGGCCTTTACCAATAACTTCAAATGTTCCAGCCTTCTCAATCTCTGCTAAGGCTTCCATTCCAACATTACCGAAGAGTGAGTTTGTATACTTTTTCCACTCATCAAGGAGTTCGGTCTTAACCTTATAAGTGCCTAATAGGGCACTGTTGAAAGAGATAATCATTATCTCACCTTTTCCGTAGCCAATTTTACGGCGAGATTTATTCTGCTCGCCATTGACAATCACCTTGCCACCCATACTCTTTTCTCCAGAGGTTTTGGTTATCAGAACCACGATATGGTTTAACTGTTGGTTTAGATGAATCATACTTACCATCAATCACCACGTCAACATATTTCATCACATCAAGGTGGATTTTTTCGTGTAACTGAAAACCTGTCCAAAGCCATATAGACTTTTCTGGATAAACAGTTTTAATACGCTTGCATATGTTGGTGACTTCTTGAATGTTTCTGTCATCCAGAGGCTCCCCACCAAGTATTGACAGCCCACTGATAGCATTATCATCCATTAACTTAATAATGCCATAGAGGTTTGCATAAGTAAACTCTTTACCAGCATTAAATTTCCAAGACTCCCTGTTAAAGCAGCCTTCACAGTGATGTTTGCAGCCAGCTACGAAGAGGCTTACACGAACCCCTTCACCATTAGCTGTGTCAAATGGTCTAATCTCCATGTAATTCATCTAGTTACCTCACCAATATTATTTAAGCCTTTTACTCATTCAAACACCACCTGACAAGGAACTTGTTTAGTAATAAATTCTTCACAGTGTTCTTTAATGAAGTTTTGTAATGGCACACAGTCTTGTGCACAAGTCATTAGCATAATGTACTCTGGATTCATAATATTTTCAATGGTGTAGAAGACAACATTGTCAAATAATTCATGACCGTCTTCTTCAGACCAAGTTCCAGTGACTATAGCTAATTTGTCAAGCAATTCATTAGGCAACGCTACACCATCTTCTACGGAATCACTTAGAACGTTGTCACCTATGTACAATGTGAAGACCGTATGAAATGTTGAGTATCTTACGTGATTCTTTTCACAAGAGCCACACTCTGAGGCGTAATCTTTAATCCACTCTAACTGTTTTTTGTTCAACTTAATCATAATTTCACCTTAGTTGGTAATGCACTGAATGCTATAGCTAACCCTAAAAATGGTTTGAAGCATGACCATAAATCCATTTGTCCATGATATGATAAACTCCATTGTGGGTCTGAAAAACCCCATACCATAACACTAACCCCAAAGAAGAAGATTGCTATGTATAGTATGGGTGCTAATACCCTTAAGAGTGTTGTCATTATTAATTCCACCATATAGTTTTACCATTATCACATGTGTAAAGATACTCTACAGAAGTTTGTGGGACAAGTATAGTGGTGTTCCCACTAAGTACACTCACAAAATAAGTAGCCTCACGATGTTGATGAGTTTTTACACAATGGTTTGCCTCCATCCATATCACAGTTTTGTATGAATAGAACACCGCCAAGACACAAAGTGTAATAACCCCAACTATCATGGCAAACTCAGGCAAAAAATCTGACTGTATGATGTCTCTAAATCTCATTATTCCAAGAATAAATAAGATTATCAGACATACAATCCCACAAACTGCTACATAAAGCCACAAGTCCATAATGCAACTCCAAAGAAAAAGGTGATGTAAGCCTATCAAGAACCACATCACCTTGTCAAGTTTTACATAAGGTTATTTTTTCTTACAATTGTCAAAATGATATCGAGTCATGTTACCAGCACCACCAGTCATACCACAATGAGGGCAAGTTTTCTTTTTCTTTGGCTTTTTTCCGGCTTCTGACATCTTCTTCCTTGTTTCTATAGACCTTTTACAACCTTTTGATTTTGTATTGCCTATTTGAGATTCTCCTAACCGTCTTCGATGTTCTTCAGTGAAAACCCTACCTTTATTCACAATAGATAGAGCTTTCGAGTTCAAAGCCCTTACCTTTTCATAGTCTCTGGATGATATTTTCCTATCTAGGCCATCATGGGCTAACCTGTTCCATGCAAACCATAACTTATGATTGTTTGGATACATCTTAACCAGTAATTTATGAGCTATATAATGCTCTCTAGGTGTAAGTAAAGCAATATTATCTCCACTAATTTTATCGCCACCTAGACATACTGGTGTGATATGGTGTCTTTCATAACCCTTACCTTGACATTTGTAGTATGTAAGAGGCACACCCCTTTCAGAATGTGCCTTCTTAATAATTGCATTATATATTAGTTCGTAATTCATTTGTATGCTACATAGAAACCCTATCCTTAATTTCTGCCATCTTAGCGTCATTCATTCGAGACTGACCTTTAATTTTTGTGAATGACAAGTACCCGCACACCCTGTTAATCACAGAGATGTCATGTGAATGGCAAACCTCACATTCTTCAACATCAGCCTTTGGTCTGTTACCACAATGTTCACAGATTGCTAAGTCAAAGTTAAGTCCCTGATAGAAGCCTTTCAACATCCCTCTTGTAATACAACTTTTAAGTGCTGGTAAGTTTTCTGGGTTAGCTACCCTTACATACTGGATTCTGCCACCTCTACAAATATGGAAGAATGGTTCTTCTAAGTCCTGCTTCTCAAATGGTGAGATATCTGCTGCAACATTCATATGAAAACTGTTTGTAAAGTATTCCTTATCAGAAACACCTTTGATAACGCCAAACATATCTCTGAACTGTTTTAGTTGAGTCCCACAAAGTGATTCTGCTGGAGTACCATATACCGCATATAAGAAGCCATCTTCATTCTTAAACTCTTCAGTTTTCATGTTAATGTATGCCAGAACATCGTATGCAAAACTACAGCTTCCAACTTCATGAAGTCGTTTACCCTCAGCAAGAACAGATAACTCATCAAGCGCAGTAACACCAAAAGAAGCTGTGAAAGACTTCACAATATCCCAGCCAACCTTGTCAGTAGGTTTCTTAGTCCCTTTGTACAGACCACCTTGTGTGAATGCAAGAGGGTTAGAGCTTGCTGGCATATTAGCAATCATTTCGTAGCGTTTCTTGTGGAAGCTGCGAATCATCTCTAGGTACTTATCAAGCTCTTTCCAGAAATCTAAGCCATTCTCTTTAGAATACTGGTAAATCATTGGTAAGTTCAAAGATACAGCACCAATGTTAGCACGACCTACATAAAACTCTTCACCATCTTCGTTATGGTATGGTGATAAAAACGCTCTACACTTGTTGTTCAGGTAAGTTCGCTACGCTTACCCCGCTTTATTCAAGCTGCTTACTGTCACCAGTAAGTCCAGACTATATCTTCTACTTATTTCTAAGTAGCGTACCATTTCGAGTCGCTTGACCCTACACCGCTACATTCATCACGGTTAGTCGTTTGGCATTTAGATGTACTCAAATTCATGTTCAAAGTTATTATATTCTTTTACACCCTTCAGTATTGAAGAGATAGTCTTGCGATTATACCCAAGTATCTTGGATAACTCTCGTATCGAGTTCGCAACAATAACTTCTTTTGTTACTTTGTGTGTAGCCTTCACAGCATATGAACGCTTACAAAACTTGTAGCAACCATTCTCATAACCTTCTTTAACATTCTCAGAATGAGTTCCCCATTCTAAGTTAGAAGCATGGTTATTCAGTTTGTTGTCATCTTTGTGTTTTACAATTGGAAGATTGTTCGGGTTAGGTACATATTTCTCAGCAACTAACCTATGAACATACATGTCACGATTCTTCTTACCGTAAAACCTCACTTTCATATACCCAGTGTTGGATTTCCACTGCTTAAGTTCTACACCATTTTTCCTAAAGACTCTTCCATCTTCAGTAACATGATAATTTGGCATGTAATACTCCTATGTTATATAGTTTCTTACATCGTACATCATTTAGCACAGGATTGTCTACATCTGTAGAGTTTCCCTGTTTAGGCACGTTTTAGATGAGCTATAGAGCTTGTTAACCCATCGGTGAAATTACCTTGCCAGAACGCTCAAAAGCCTCTGCTACAGCACCATGACCAGATACACTTAAGAAATCTGGATACATAGCTTTAGAGCAACACTCTATAGCTTTTTCAAACAACCTTGCTTGGCATACATCAAGCTTATGTCTTGTCTCTTCATAGATATACACAAGTTTAGGGAACACCACAGGTTTTTTGCTTTTACCTTGCCCATTCATTCTTACATTAAGAATTGTATTAGCAATCATAAACTGAAGACGGTTATCTTCATTGTGCATATCTGGTTCCAGCAAACCAAATGTCAGAGTAGTAAATGCAAAATCACCGCGACTGCAAGGAACAGTGTTAAGTTTCATTTCAAGAGATTGGAAACCCTGTGTTAACTCATTCTGTAGTTGTTCCATTACGTAATTATAGTGTTGCTCTTTAGGGATTCCGTACTCTTCAGCTTTCTCTGAATGGTACACTAAAGACTTCTTAGCATACGGTACAAGCACCTTATCAATCTCTGCTAAAGTAAATCCACCAAATTGCTGTGCAGTTGCTGAAAGAACTACATCACCAATAACCTGTAAGGCTGACAGCACAGACTTTGGTTCACAGTATTCAATGCCAGACATTTCAAAGCCACCTTTTAGTACTTTACCAATGTCAAACAGGCAACAGTTGATACCACCAAAAATTAGGTCTCTTAAGTCATGGATGTAGATAAATCCTTTTTCAATGGCTTCAAGTTCCTCTGGTGTTAAATGGTACTGTTTAAAGATTTCTTTAGTCAGGTAACCACGAATAATTGAACCTTTTGTAGAAATTAAACTGCTGTCAAAGTTAGCATTTTCACGGTCACCTAAGAAGAGTGTGTCTTTAGTCTTCTGGTAAAGCTCATCCCAATTTTGAGCAACCTCTTTACGGTAATTTCTATATGTTGAGTAAGACTCATAAATCTCGTGATTTACTTCTGCCAAAGCACCCTCAACAATGCTGTGAATATCGTTTACTGAGATGAGCAAATTATTCTGCTTAGTGGACTTTACCAGAATCCTCATAAATGCTGATTCAAGAGCTTGGGTAACATCTGGTGGCAGTTCTTTATATCCAACCCTGTTAGCTGACTTAGTTACTGCTGCTAAAACTTTTTTGATATCCGGTTCTTCAAGTGAGCCATTCTTTTTAATAATTTGTACTTTGTTCATTATTGCCCCTTTACATGCTAAAAAGGTCTCCGAAGAGACCCTTTCATTTTAAATCTTTTTAGAAAACTTCGAAAAGAGTTCTCTTAGTTTTTCAGTGATACCTAACTGTATTTCTAATATTTCAAAGATAACCCATAGTAACATGGCTCCGAACAACGAACCTTGTTCAAAATCAGTAAATAGGTTAACAACAAGCATACCAATCACAATAACTGGTGCATCAACAACCAAACCTTCCCAAAGGCGTTTAAGCATTATTCACCTCTGCCATGAAATTCTGTAGCGTTCCAACAGGTTTTAGGTTTTGACCGTCAGTTTTCATGATGAATGGCATCTGACGAACTGGCATCTGTGCAATATCCATCAGGTCTGACAGCTCATAATCCTGCCCTAACATTCTCACAACATGGTCAATACCACGAGCTTTCGCAAAATTCTTTGCAGTCTCACACTGAGGGCATCCAGTTTTGGAGTAAATTACATAAGTCATTAAGGAACCTCTAAAAATCCACTATTCAAATCATCTACAACAGTATTCAATAGATACGCACCGTTCTGTTGCTCCTGATTAGCATTCTGCTCTTTATCAATTTCCATCTTCTTAATCATATACTTCAAAGGTGGTTCTTTAGGAGCTACAAAATCTCTAGGAATGCCAAACATATCATACAGTGGGGCAGCATTATAGTAAACCCACTCATGAAGAAGCTTTGTATTTAACCCAACTACAGCACGTCCTTCGGAGAAGATATAATACGACCATTTCTCTTCACTTTCAACTACTTCATCTAAGATTACTTTAATCTCTGGAAGAATTTGTTGGAAAGCTTTTTGCCACTCATCATCTCTTAAAGTTTCTTTTAAAACTTCAATATCAATTTTAGTGTGAAGGATTTCGTCAAGCATAATTTTCTGGACAGCTTGAGCAATACCTTGAAATTTATCTTGAGCATCAAGTGCAAAAGTACATGCAAAGGATGCCATAAAAGAAATGCCTTCAAGTGCAGTCACTGCAAATAGACCTTTTAGAATCACTTTATGGAAGTGCAAAGGGTCTTTGTCCAGAAGTGAGTCACGGACATAGCTTAGCCGATAGTTTATACCTTCATCTAGTAATTCTTCAAGAACACGATTCACAGTTTTTAATCGGTCTTGTACAGCAATATTCTGGTTAATCTCATCTAAGATTGTTTCAGGATTTTTAATACATTGTCTTACAATCTCCGAGTAAGTAAGAGCATGTAGGTTTTCAATCTCAGACTGCTTCATAATTGAAGTTGCATAAATGTCATCAGAGATAAATGGTGCAAAGGCAAATGCTAAGCTCTTAGCAACTTGGGTGTCTGCTTCCCACTGCCACTTAAGAATCTCAAGCATTACACCTGACATTGATGCTGGCACACTCTCAAAATCAAGACGTGATTGCTCAAAAGGGAACTCATCTTCTGACCAATCTTGTGCTTTTTGTTGTTTATAGAGTTCAAAGATTTTTGGGTAGTGCTTATTAAGTGAGTCAAATGTTTTTCTCTCACCACCTAAAAAGATTGGGTGTTGGTTAATCATAGTGTGATTTCTCCTTTCTTTATCATCTCTAAGGCTTGTTTTCTGTCTAAAACTTCCCAATTTTCTTTGTTAAACATGTCATAAGGTCTTGCATAGATTTTACCATCTGCTGTAGAGATGTAAGAGACACCAGCGACCCATGAGTCATCATTTTGTTTTATCATCATATCTGTGCTACTCACATAGTACAGCGTTTTCCGAGGTTTGTGGAGCAAATATATGGGCCACTCGTGATTTGCTATTAAATCTTTCATAGTTTCTCCAAAGTTAATTTTAGAGGGTCTTTTACGACCCTCATAGTTATTAAAACTAAACACCACAACCCTCGCAATAAGCATCTTGCAGTGCAGATTTACCTACACCAATGCGACTGTTAAGGTAGTACATGGTTTTCATACCTACTGAGTTGGCATAAATCATGTACTTCAAAGCCTGAGCCAATGATACCTTCTTAGACTTTGCGTAGTCAACATAGAAGTCTGAAGAGATAGCTTGACCAGTGAACTTTTGAACAATTGCATAACAATCAATCAGGTCAAAGGTGTCAATACCCCAAGCAATTTCATAGACATACTTCAACTCTTCATAATCTGGAACAATAAACAGTACGTTACCAGTTGCAGACTTTTTAGTTAAAATAAAGTCACGAATTGGATACAAGCCATTTGTCGTATTAGTTGCCAGTGAAGAACTCTCATTAGGCATGTAAGCCTCTAATACAGAGTTACGGATTCCACCGTTTTCTTTAATACGTTGTGCTAAGTCATCCCAATCATAACGAAGTTTTGCATCATGCTTCTCATCAATCTTCTTGTTAGCTGTCTTCGGAGGAACCCAACCTTCAGGGTATTTAGTGAACTGCATATACTCAGGCACACCACGTTCTTTAGCAAGTCTTAAAGAAGCTTCGTGTAAGTAGTAAGAGTGCATTTCAGCAAGCTCATGAAGCTTTGTCTTACCCGCTCTTGAAGAATAGTTCACGTAGTTTTTCGCAAGGTAATGAGCCACATTTGTAAGGCCAATCCCAACAGAACGACGCTTCTGAACATGGTTACGCATCGACGGATACGGATAATCCATAAGGTCAATAACGGAGTCAACCATTGCAAGAGCATAATAAGCAACGTCAGCGTATTCATCTTCTGAAATTCTCCCTGCAACCAAACTAGCTAGGAAGCAAAGAGCTACCTCACCATCCTCTTTCACAGCGTCATCTCTGTAAAGGTCTGTCTCTTTCTCAAAGCCGTACACTGGCAACACAATTTCCATACAAAGGTTTGACATCTTCAAAGGCTCTTTAAATGGTGTATGTGTGTTTGCATTATTTGTGAAGAATGGATACACACGGCCTGTTGCATAACGCTGCTGGATAAACAGTTTAGCAATTTCACGAGCCTTCACACGTCTGTGTTTGACACCTGAATGTACTGCATGACCAACTGCCATAGCAAACTCATCAGCAGATGCTGTGTAGAACATGTCATAGAGCTTTGGTGCATCCTTGTAAGAGAATAACAACCAGTCTGTATCATATTGAACACACTGCCAGAAGTAATCATTTGTACCAAATGAGTAGTCCATCTCGTTAATACGTTTCGAAGGAACCGTTGTAGGGTGCTTCAAACGCAGTAAATCTTCAATCTGTGGGTCTAGAGCAGTGTAGAAGTTGTTAGCTGAACCACCACGACTCTTCTGTTTGTTTGCCTCTACAGATGAGCGTACAAGCTTGTAATAAGGCAGTTTACCCATGTGCTCAATAGTATTTTGACGGATACCATCACCAATAGTACGAGTCTCCATCAGCATCCCAATGCCAGCTTGCTTTGTAGTCATATCATAAGCAACCTTTGCAGCAATACCGAGAGATTCAGCGGTATCATTCGCCTTAATCAAACAGCACGACGCATAACCTGATTTAGTAGCTCTTAAACCATTCAGATAAGGCGTAGGAGCGTTAATCTTCAGGTCAGATAGGTAAGTGTACAGCTTAATCACATCTTGCAGCCTACGGTGCTTTGGTTGCTTCTCAAAGGCTTTCATAGCCATACCCATAAACATAAATTGTGGTGACTCAAAAAGTCTTCCTGTTTTAATATCACGGATACCATACTTGTCTCTGAACTGTTTCAGGACTGCATAACCGTAAGAGATATCCTTTGAGTGCACAATGTACCCTTGCAGATATTCAAGCTCTTCCTGAGAATAGTCCATCTTCTCCCAAAGTCCTGCTCTCTCCATATTTTTAACGAAGGTAACCAGCGTAGGAACCTTAGTAAAGCCTCCAAAGGCTTCTTTGTAGATAATTCCCAGAAGTAGCCGTCCAGCCATGTCTGAGTACTCTTGAGTTTGTTTATCAACACAAACATCAATCATGGCTTGGTGCATCTCTTTTGTAGTGCAACCTTCATAGACACGTTTCATAGCTTCCATAGTGACTTCTGACCAGATAATCCCACGCTTATCTGCCCATGATGCCCACTTATTCAATCTTTCTGGGTCAAAGCTTACTACTGTACCATTTGATTTTTTAATTGTCTTAATCATTTTTGAATCCTACAGATGAAAAGAGCCTCCGAAGAGGCTCCCTAGTTTAAATCTTGAAAATTTGCTCATTCTGCCACATATCGTAAAACTTATCACTTACTTTTGTGACTGAAGAAGTGTGCATACAATTCAGGGAGAACCATGATGATGTATTATCATCCATAATTGTTTCAAGTTTTTGTGTAACGTTCACATCCATGTCTGCAACAACGTAATTACCTCGCATCTTGCAAACAATTCTTCCAAACAAGATTGCACTTCTGCCTCTTCGGTCATCACAGTACATAACTGTGTCTCCGTGCTTAACGTCTTGTCCGATACTGTCAACACCTAACTTAGCACCTGAGATAATGTCATCATAAGATAACTTTTTTGCTTTAGACACGGTATTTCTCCAAGTTTCTTTTTAGATATAACCAACCATAGTCAGTTCTTTCTACACCCATGAAGAGTGGAGCCATTACAACTTTACCAAAAGTATTTCTGTGTAGGCAGATTTCAAAGGAATACTCTTTCTCAATATCAATCCCATATTTGTACAGGACTGCTTTTAAAACTTGTTCATTATCCAGAAGTGTATCTGGAGTCTCACCATACTTCTCAAGTAACGGGTCATTCATAAACACCGTCATCGAAATATTGTAGTTTGAGAAGTGGCTCTTCTGAGCCACAACCTCTTTATTAATGTTCTGTGAATCCATTATAACCAACCCCTTTTAACCAGCACTTCAGGTTATTAGCATCATAATTCAGTTTCGGGTATGAGGTTACATGGAACTGCTCACCATCATAGTAGACAATATCTGCAATCCATAGTCCATTCTCTTTACAGAAATCTTTATCTGCTTTAGAGGTAATTGGATTAACTTCTACAAAACCATCTACACCCAAATCCTTTAAGCTACCTACAATACCTTTGCAGATAACGCATGTCTCAGATACTACCACAAAAAGTTCTTGGCTTTCAAGCTCTACAATGTATTCACCAAGCTGTACTTTAGGGAGATTTGATTGCTTCATAATCTTCCCATCGGCTGCACGGACAATCGCATACCACTCTTTACCATCAACCACTGACATTCTGATGATACACTCTTGACCAGTACGCTTCTCAATATCTGCAAGACGTTTTAAAGCTTCTTCATAGTCATCTGTGTACTTCAGGTCATTATTATGACAAACAGCTTTCATCGCACCGTTATGGTCATGTTGTGACAGGTAAATCAAACCGTCAAGAACATATTGCAAATCTGCCTGAGCATCCAATGTCTCAATTGGGTCTTTCTCTTCAATTGCTTTCACAAGCTCTTTTGCTTCTTCAAGCATACATAAAGATTGAGACTTTAAAGATTCCCAATACTCATCACTGTAAGGTTGCTTTTGAGTGTTCCCACAACGAAGGTTCCAGTTTTTTACTGATTCTCTTGAGTTAAACATTCGGACTCCTTAAAATATTTGTTAACCTTTATCTCTCGTGTTTCAATATATTCCAGATGCTCACGTAGCTCTTGACGTTTAAGCATTAGGTGCTGCATTTGAGATTCAACAGCTTCAACCTCTTTAATTATTGACTCTCTGGCATTTGCAAGAATGCGCTCAAGTTCTTCAATCTTACTGTCAACTTTTGCTACATGACTCACAGCTTTACTTTTGTTAAACATTTTATTCTCTCTCAATAGTTATCAAGCACAGTTTGCTTTCATTACCTTATGGATTCTTTTTTCAGCATCTTCATAAGTTTCTTTAGTAATAAACTTAATTGCTGCAATATTGGCATTGTAGAAGAGTCTGAGCTTAGAGTCAATCCTTTTTGTCATTACATCGAATTTATGTTGGAGGTTTGCTTCACCATAAACTAGGCCACCTTTCGTGTAGTAGGTTTGGATAATGTAAAAGTCAAAAAATTCCTTTCCAAAGCTCTCGATATCTTTTTTAATATACTCAGAAGAAGTCTCATAAGTCATCCAATCACTCTCCTTAGTGACTACCTTCTTCCGAGTCTTGCCAGCAACTTTTCTTTTGGTCACACTATTAAGCTGTTTCTTTCCTATGTAATATTGTCCGGTTTTCTTACAGTGTACTAAATAGACAAAACCAAAATGTTTAGTGGGGTCAACTTCCCCACATAAAGATACCCAATGACCATAGGTGGGACAATTGCCAAATCCTTTAATCTTCATTCATACACGGCTCCCAATTATATTTCTTAAAAGAGAAATTATCTTTTGGATTTCTCTCTTGATATGCTACCCAGAAATGCTGCTCCATTAACTCTAACGGTGTCTTTGTAACAGTTTGTCCATCCCATGACACATAGGTATAAGACTCTTTTTTAGCATAGAGTTCATAGATAGCGTCAAGACACTCTTTATAGGTCTCTTTACCATCTAAAGCATTCATCACAGCTACTTTTCCAGCACCTTTAAGTCCGAAGTAGTTGTCTGCATTATCCCCAGCAACAGCCTGATAACACAAGAATTTAAAACCTACACCAACTGTTTTTGCAGCTTTTGGTTTTGATTTGATAGGGCAATCCCAGATATCACCAACATTATTGTCAGCAATAAAAATTAGTGGTGACTTTTCATAAGTCATGTCAATACAATAAGTCCCTTCAGCTTGTCGAAGGTCTTTGTCAATACTCATAAGAGCAGCCTTTTTACCCATCTTCTCAGCTTTAGCAATTACGATTGAATCAGCTTCGAATCCACCCTTTAAGAGTTTGAACTCTGGTCTGGATAAAAGATATTCACGACAAGCGACTAAATGTGTTGGTGTGACAGCATCTTTACGGTTACCTTGATATTGGTGCTCAAGACCTTTAATGTCTTTATGTTTATGTACACCCTTCTCTGTTAAATAACCTAACCAAGTTCTTTCTTTACCAACAACCTTAAGCCATTCCTGAAGAACCTGCTGAGTAGCCATGATAGCTTCTTTTTCACTCTTAGCTTCTTTCCAAGTCTGTCTTTCCCATTCATCTTCATCAAATGTTAGGCCAAGCTCTTCTACAAGGATTCTCTGGTCTGCTAACCATCTTGCAGCATCTTTTGCATTATCAAATGGTTCAGATTCTTCTGCTGTGAGTTTATTGACGTATTTATATTTTGCTTTCTCAACTACACAAGCACCTTTATAGGCAATACTGTCAGAGTCAATAAAGACATGTGTAACTGAATCGGGAAGTTTTGTTAGTGTATACTTCTCCATTATGACTCTCCATATGAAAAAGCCCCATACTAAGTACAGGGCTTCAAAGTAACTTTTAGAGATTAGTCTTCTGTATCGAAGTCTTCATCTTCTTCGTCATCTGGGTCTGGCAAGTCTTCATCATCGCCATCATCAGAGTGATTCGAAGGTTTGTGGTCTGTTGCGTCTTCTTCAGTGATTTCACCGTTATCTTCAACACCATCAAGACCAAGCATAGCCAGTTCGTCTTCATCCAGCTCAGGTTCACCGTTAGCACCGTTACCACCAGTGTAAGGTACAAGAGTATCAATGATAAACTGTTCCTGAATAGGTTTTGTCAGAACATTGTTCTCAAAAGTGTAGAAGTGAGTAGAAAGAATCACACTACCAAAAGAACCGTTACCAACTGCAATATCTGGATGAATCACATCATAGTTCTTGTCATCTTCATGTTTATCAGATGCTTGAGCTTTGATTTTCTTCATCGGCTGCTTAACAGCTACACGCTTACCATTTACTTCTTCAATCAGCATTACAGGGAATGACTGTTTAGCTGTCCACACAGCACCATCTTTATAAGCTGCTGCACGACTTACTTTCAGGATGTAGTAAGTGTCTGCTTCAAATGGTGGTTTACAACCAAACTTCTCTTCGAAGTCATCTGCATCAACTGCTTCAGTAGTAACTTTATCCCAACCTTCTGGGTTTTTCTTAGACTTAGTAAACTCTTTAAACAGCTTGTTACCATCTTCTGCCAGAATTGAAACACTGTAGTTGCAGTCTTTGCCTGGGAATTTCTTATCAATGGATTTACCTTTTCCCGGACGTGGTGAAGTGTTCAGGTAATAAAACCAAACATCTTTCAGCAGGTAACGCAGAGTTTGACGTTCAGTACCGTTGTACTTCTCTACCGGAGCTTTCATTTTAACAACTTTAGACATTATTTAAACCTCTATCTCAATTTATGAAGAGTACCAATTCTAGTTTGTTGATACTCTATTGTCAAATATTAATTACTGGAAGTTGTGCTTATCTTTAGAAGCTGCTTTACGTGCAGTTTTTCCAGTTCTTACACGCTTCTCTTCATAGTATTTTGCTGGTTTGCCAGCAGTGGCTTTTAAGGAATCCCCAAAAACTTTTTCAAATGCTTTAGAGTGTTTCATGATATTCTCCGATATACTTGATATTCAAACACATTTTCTTTTATTACAAACAGCCAACCAATATTATGTTGAGGTATAGTAATAGTGACTGTGATAATGCTGTGATGGAACTTTTCTTCTACCTAAACGCCTCCATCACATTTCATGTAGAGCATTCTATAGAACCTATCAACCTTTGTCAAACACTCTTCCTGAAATTCATTTAAACTTTTTTCTTCAAAGAAGGGTATGAACCCCTCTCTTTTATAACTTTCACTCAGTTTCGAACGGGCAGTCATCTGCATCCTCACTTAATACAGGTGGAATCGTTGAGCTTTGACGCTGCTCTTCAGTATAAACTTCACCAGTCTCACGGTCAAACACTTCATCCTCATAATGAGGTAAAGAGTCATCGTAATGGTCTTCAGCTTCACCAATACCAAACTGCTGGCGAATATTTTCTGCTGCACCGTCAATATCAACACCACATCCAGAAGCTTTGATAAGACGTCCTGTATCTGGATTGTACCAAGTATGACCAGCAATACCTGTTGACTTACCATGACGACGACACTTAGTTAACTTGATTTTTGTCAAGTTTTTCTTAACAGGGTCTGGGTCAACCTTGTTACGCATTAACAGAATGTTGTTCATAGAAATCTGGAAATACGCACCAGAACCTTTAATATCCTCTTCAGAGATATCTCCACCTTCAGAGTTGGCTTTCTGACCACCTGCACTCTTACGAACGTGACATACGTTTACCTGTGCATACTGGTAGCGTTTGCAACGACGCAATAGCTCAGACAAAACTTCCTCTTCATCCGTATCTGAACGTGACAGAGCCAACGTAATAGGGTCAAGAATAATAATCTTGCAATCTAAGCTGTTAACAAGATAGTCAACAAACTCCAGCAAATTATCTTGGTCAATTGCCCCTTGATGGTCTACGATATGGATACGACGACCTTTAGATAGCTCTGCGTGTGCTCCCTTTAGTTCATCCCAATCCCGTTCATCATAAGGAATCTCAGAAATCTGCTTGCTCAGGTGGATTGCACAGAGCATTTCCATAAGTTCTTCGTAAGTATCTTCTACAGGAATTACACCGATATTATAATCAGTTTCTTTCCAAGCTGAATAAATCATCTCACGAGTGTAAGCTGACTTACCTACTGAAGATGGTGCTGCAATAGTTGTAATCTCACCTAAACCATAACCACCATAAGTCAGCCTGTTCAAATCTCCGAAAGACTCTGGGAAAGGAATCAATGGAATCTGACCACGATTCTTCATCGCCTCAAAACCATCTGCAAAGTTCTTGATACCAGCAGGGCAGTAACGAGGTGCGTTGTAGATACGCTGTTTAAATCCTTCCAGAACTGTGTCTTTCTCTTTATAGAACTTTGTCCACCATTCATTAAGGTCTTTTACACCTTCTGGATACTGGAATAAACGAACCTTCTCAATAGGTAGGATGCCAGCGGCCTCTTTGGTAGCTTTAGCACCTGCTTCATCGTTATCAAAGCACAAGTAAATCTCATCAAATGATGTGATGTACTGATAGTTGTCTTTGATAGACTTAATGTTTGCACCTGATGGAACAGATACGTGACAGTAATTCTTACGACGAGACTTATCTTTAATTGCCAGAGAAGTCATGTAGATTGCTGTAGCACATTCCATCTCACCTTCCCAGATGAATAAACGGTTACCACCTTCTGGAGCAATCCATGAACCGAACATTGCCAGTTCACCTTTAATATCCCCAACACCACCTGAAAAGTCTTTTAGCTTACCACGTAGGTGTTCTTTTGGATGGTCTTCTGGGTAACGGTGACGAACACGGTAACCAACATGTTCTAGTTTGCCATCTTCATTACGTTTGTAAGTTGGATAGAAATGTGCATCAATTTCACCATCACTATCAATGTCAACCTTGATACCTAAACGTTCAAGGACTTTTGCAGGGATTTTCCTGTCTTTCAAGTCCATTGCTTCTAGGTTTTCTTTTACATCATCTAAATCCATTCCACGGAAAGTACGGTTTTTATTATCTGAACCAGTAGAATAAGTGCTCACGATTTGTCCTTTATCAAAATCCCACTCTGGGAAACCTTTGTTACAGCTAAAGCAAGTCATCGAATAAGAATCATCGTCATGATGGTAGATTGAACCAGCATCTGATGAACCACAACGTGGACATGCACAATGACCAACAAACTGACCAGCCTCTTTCAATTTACGACCTTTAGACATTAGCACCTCTTCGTTGTAGTTCTGCCTTCAATCCGTTTTCAATCTTGTCCAGTTCATGAATTTCATCTGCAATCTCTTTCCTTCGTGATTCAACTCTCTTAAGACGTTCAATCATTACCTCATTGGAAAGAGATGAGAGTTCCACTAAACGATGGTCAATAACTTTAAAATTATCTTTTACTCTCATCTTCATTCTCTCTTTTAAATTTTCAGGATAGCTCTTAGCTTACTTTCAAGGTCTTCAAGAGTACCATTATTATGGATAATGTCACGCGCATATTTGGTAGAAATTCCATTTTCTGAAACATGTGATGAAACTTTATCCACATTGTCTCTTTTTACTTCAATAGTTTGGTGTGCAAATCTGCTCAACCACTCAGCTTCAGAGTCAAACCTTAAGTCACTGATTAAAACAACACCTTCTTGATTTCTAAGTGAACAAGATTCAAAGAATCGAACCATCCGTTTTTCGAGGTCTTTAGACCAGAACTTGTCACCCATAACTTTACGGATAACTTCAGTGCCCCAAATCTGTTGAATTTGCCTTGATGAGAATTTATACTTTTTACTAAACCCCAGACGTGTCAATATGGTCGGTTTAGCGACCTTCTTAAGCTCCATGATTAATCGTCCTGTTAGCTCTGACATAAGTTTAAAGTCCATATGGTAACGTTCATCTCTGAAGGTGAACTCAATAGCTTCCGTAACTTTAGGCATAAGTTCAGAGTATGATAAATCAAAAACCTGTGGAGTCTCTTTAGTTTCGCCGTAAAGGTCATTCCATGTCAGGTCAAATATCTTTGATGCAGATAGCTTAAGATTGTCTGCATAGGCCATTACTGCAACATTGTAGCCATACTCATCTTCTAAGATATTCTTGACAATAGAACATGAGGTATCCTTTCCAGAACGTGCTTTTCCAGTAAATGCGATAATATTACTCATTTTATCTCCATTAATTACTAAAAAGCCCCCAATTAAGGAGGCTTGTAAGGTTTATAAAGACTTAGTGCAGTTGGTCAGTACTAATCTGTGAATACTCTTTTTCAGCCATAGCTGAGACTTGCTTCACAAAATCGTCACCAAAGTGGATGCGAAGCTTCTCTTCAATGATTGAAGCGCCAATGTTTACCAAAACATCATTGATTGCTTGCATACTGACACCACCAGTCATCTCCTCAACGAACTCAATGGTTACACCCAACATCTGAGAAAGTTGGATTAGTGCAACAATATTCATCATTGTAGAAATAGCTGGAATCATCAGAGCGACCTTCACCTGTAGTGGTTCTACATCAGCTACAGAATCATCTTTCACAGCTTCTGCTAAAGAGTCTTTAGTTTGCTGGATAATCTCTTTGATTCGTGGGTTTAACTCTTCTACACCCCAATCAAGTTTTTCATATCGTGACAGCTTCTCTTCCATGCGCTTCTCAAGAGCAGCCATAACAGCACTCGTTGACGAAATTAATAGGTCAACTAGCTCATTATTACCTAAGAGCAGTAGTGAGTCTTTTTCTTCAGAGGTCATGGCAATATAGTCATTTTTCTGCATCTCATAAAAAATGAACTCTGCAAGGGCATCAACACCTACAACGATAGATGCTAAGGCAAGTGTTTTGTCACACAGCATCATGTTAACCTGTTCTGCAAAAGCACCGTTATCAGACTTATCTTTAGGCAAGTTATAGCTTGCAGGCATAAACTGTTCTGTGTAGTTGTTTCCACGAAGAATCATAGCCATGCTTTCTACGGCATTGATTAAGAATGCTTCGTCAATACCTTTTTCTTTAAGCATTTGGTCTACAGTAGTGTTCATATTATTTCTCTCTCAGTTGGTTAAGTTTCTTTCTAGAACATTTTAAGTTTTCTGATGAAGAAAAGTCAAGTGTCTTTTCAGAACGTGGATAGTAATGTCTATCCCAAGAAGTTTCAACATCGTTAATCAGTGACGCTAGATTACACAGGTCTGTACCACTTTGCAACCTCTTTTTAAGAGAATCTAGTAAAGCAACTGTATCTTTAGCTTTACGCCTTGCTGTAGCAACATCTTTCATATGCTCAAATACAGAGCATTTTAAGTCATCTTCATAGTTTTCAGACAACTCTATTTCATGTTGTATATCAACCATCCTCCTGTGATGGTGAGCATATTCCCGTTGAGCAGCAATGTCAAGTTCTTCCAACTTCTGCAAAGCTCTAACAAAGTCAGCTATGTCTGGGTGAACAAACATTTTCTGCATGTAAGCCTCTTTTAAGTAACTATTAAGTTTTAATCTTTTATCTTAACGTATTCTATACGTTATACTTTAAAGCTTTTTAAAAGCTATTAAATAATCTTTTAAGAGTTTTAAAGTAACTGTATAGTTAAACTGTTAAGTAACCTTTTAAGTAAAAACCCACTTCGCAAAGATTAACACCTTGTCAAGTACATTGTCAACTTGCTTTTTATAATTTTTTGCAGTAATGTATGAGGTTAATGAATTAGAGGGAGTACAAATGGAAAACGTAGATTTTAAAAACTTACACTTAGTTGGTGATACAGAAACTGATGGTTTACTCCTTGAGTTCACTAAAGTCCACGTCATGGCTTTCGCAGACTATAAATCTGACGATGAAGAGCCACCTGTATGGGTCTTTACAGATGAGCCTATCCTCGGTCACAAGTATACCAAGTACATTAAAGGTGGTTTGCGTGAAGGTATTGAGTTTGCGTTAAAGGCAAAACGGCTTTGCATCCATAATGGTCTGGGGTATGACTGGTGGGTTTTCAATCACATTGCACCTGATTTGTGGAACTTTGATAATCCAAAGTGTAAGCCGTGGAGTAATTTCTTTCAGGATTCTCTTATCCAGTCTCGTGTTCAGTGGATGGATAGACCAACTCCAAAAGGCTATAAAGGTGCTCATGGCTTGGCAGCATGGGGTGCTCGTGTTGGTGTACGTAAACCAGAGATTGAACATTGGGGTGTGTGGAATGCAGAAATCTTCACTCGTGTTGTAGAGGATATCCGTATTAACGCCAAAACTAAACGAGCACTGGATAATGAATATCTCAAGTTAAAGAAGTGTGGTATAGACACTTATGAAACCTATATGCGAGCTAAAGAGACATCTTTCTGGATGAGTCAACAAGCTATTAATGGTTGGAAAGCTGATAAGGAGCTTATGGAGTTCCATGTAAAGGAACTTGACAAGTTGACTAATGAGCTTGCTTCAGAAGTTGAACCACACCTTCCACCAACTATTAAGACCAAAGGTAAAGTCACTGGAGAAGAGTTTGCAAAAGCTTGGAATGAGTATGTTGAAGCGTTTGGTCATGCAGATGGACTGAAAAGAATTACCAAGTACCCTAAGACAAAGTATCGTCAGCAGGTACGTAACGGTGAGATGCAGACATATGAAATCAAGCCATTTGGTAAGCCAACTACAAAGATTTTTAACATTGAAAAGCGGAATTGCTATACACCAACCAACACTGTAACTGGCGAAGAGTACAAAGAAGGTTTTGTAGCAATGAAGGATGCTCGTGCAATTTGCAATGAGTTGAATGCAAAGATTGGTAAGAAATGCAAAGACTGGAAGCCAGTAAAAACAGTCAAAACTGTGAAGTACTATAACAGTCACGTTGTTAACCACTTTGAACTTGAGTCAAGTCGCTACACAGGATTGATTGATGCACCATATACACCAATTGAGTTTGAAGTTTCTCGTATGACTCAGGTAGCAGTTGTTAAAGACTACTTGAAATCAGTTGGTTGGATTCCAGATGACTGGAACTACAAGAAAGACTCAGACGGTCGCCCTGTCAAAGTTTGTCGTTTCAAAGACAATAAAAAGATGATTACAAAGCATCCTAAGTGGCAGGAGATGGTTGAGCGTTGTGGATTGAGCTATGTTGAACATGAAGGTGTACAGTACATTGAGCATAACTGGTCTGTGAAGAAGTACACAGATTTGCTTGAACCTTGTCTGATTAGGACTTCACCAAAACTTACTGAATCATCTTATGATACGATTGAAGGTGAGCTTGGACAGAAGATTGCTAAGTACTACACTTTGATGCACCGACGCAGAACTATTGAGAACTCAAAGGATGATGAAAAAGGTTGGTTGAACCAGATTCGTCCTGATGGTCGCCTTAGTGCTGGCGCAATGGTGTTTGGTACTTCAACTGGACGTATGACACAATATGGTATTGTAAACGTACCGTCTGGCGCTGCTGTCTATGGAGCACCCATGAGGGAAGTTTGGACTTGTGAAGAGGGTACTAATATTGTTTCAGCCGACATGAATAGCGCCCAACTTGTGCTACTGTGTAACTTTATGGGTGATAAAGATTTCACTAAAGCGGTGACAGAGGGTAAAGAAGAGGTTGAGTTTGTTAAACAAGATGATGGTAGATACTATTGCAAACATTTTGACCAGTATCTAAACCCAGCTATTGACAAGTATTTACATTATGATTCGGAAAATGACTTATACGTGGTGTACTCAGGGACTGATGCACATACTTTAAATAGTATCTACTTCAGTCTTAATAAAGAGGAAGACATCTTGACGTGTCGAGCTACTCAGGATACAAATCTTCTTCAAGAAATTAGTAAAGGTCGTAAGAAAGCCAAAAATGGCATTTATGCGTCAGTGGCGCATGTAAAACGTTGTGAATTGCTGGAAGCCTAAGTCTGTAAAGATATGGTAATCAGCAGCGAAGTCTCTGTTAGGACTCCTAAAACAAAGGAGAGAGAGACAATGGCAGGTTACGAAGAGAGATTATGCACTGAGTGTGGCACGGAGTTTAAACCATACCAATACAATCAGAAACGGTGCAGAAGCTGTGTATTAAAATTTGACAGAAGGGCAGAACACAGGGTTCTTACTAAGAAATGCCCTAGCTGCGAGAAGGTGTTCATGCCGAGAACAGCAAGGCAAGTTTATTGCTCTTCACATTGCGGTGAGAAAGGTAGAGTTAAAAATTACTACCTAAGAACATATGGCTTGGAAAGGGAAGAGGTTGAAGCTCTACTCCGCAACTGTGATTACAAATGTCAAATTTGTGGCGGTGAAGGTTTTATCATGAATGGTTCACGACACAAGGCTAAACTTGTTGTTGACCATGACCACAAAACCGGAAAGGTAAGAGGTATGCTATGCCACAATTGCAACAGAGCTTTGGGGTTGCTTGCAGATAGCGTTGATAATATGCAAAGAGCAATTGACTACCTAAGCAAATAATATAATTGTAGAGATTCCTAACAGAGAAACGTTCAGAGACTATCGAAAAGCATACTTAACGTATGAACTGAGTAGAGTAGGGTGGTAAGCTAATGACCATCCCCAAGTGCAACGGTAGCACCAATGCTACGTGATATAGTCCGACACTCCGTAGAAATGCGGAGAAGTTCATAAGAGAACTGGTACACCTTGCGAGTGTATTGACCAGATGTATTGTTCGGGGCTGGCGATGAGAAATTTGCTAAGACGATTAAAGCATCTACAACTGAGGAAGGTGCTTTAACTAAGCAAACATACTTTGTACGCCTCCCTAAAATTAAGAAGTTGATAGATGATTTAGAAGCAGACTTCAAAGCCACTAAGAAGGCTCTTGAAGAGGTATTTGGTAAGACTGCTGCAATCTCTAAAGGGGGGTTTGTAAAGGTTGCTGGAGCTTGGTTGTGGTGCAAATCTCCACATAAGTTATTGAATTATTTGCTCATGGGTTCGGAAAGTCAGGTTCAGAATGAAGCCATCAACCTTGCTTGTAGAAGAACTTGTGAAGAAGGTCTTACAAAGTTGAATGGTCGAAAACCAGCTATTGGTGCTAGATTGCTTTTGGCATATCACGATGAGAATAGTTGGGAGTGTCCAGAAGACATGACGCAGGATGTTAAAGCAGTAATTGACTGGATGTATGGTCAAGCATCAAGAAATTTAGGGCTTAAGGAGGAAACTCTTGTAACTGGCACTGGTAAAGTTGGTAAAAATTGGCTTGAGGTACACTGATTAGTATTGACAAGGTGCTCATGGAAGAGTACCTTATACAATATCTTATATAGGAGGGCTTATGAGCCACCGTGGAAGAACCCATGCAGCGATGATGAAAGGTGCTTCAAAGGAAACTATCAAGAATCGTAAACAGAAGTTGTTTGAGAGGATGAACAGGTTAATTGACAATTCATCTCTGTCAGGTTCTGAGAAGGTTTTCTTGAAAGGTAATCTGAAAAGCATTGCACAAGAGCTTATTGATATTGAATATTGGAGACACCAAAAATGAAACTTGCAGATGTTATCCAACAACTTCACGACAACTGCTACACTCCAGAGTTGATTCAAGAGATGCTTATTGTGGTGATGCCTAGTAAGTTCTTAAAAGGTTTTAATCGTGAGGCTTTAAAGGTCGCGCATATCCTTATCGTTGACGGTAAGATTGCAAGAGACCGTACAGGTGTTCTTAAGGGTGAACGTATTGATATCTTGGAATTGCTATGAATAAGTTATATAGTCTCTGGGGAAGGATGGGTAAAGATTCTGACTGGAATCTGCTCAAAACAAATGTAAAAAGTAATGAGATAGCGTACTACAAAATTCATTACTACAAAACTTTCAGAGAGCTTGAGTATCGTGAACAACAGACAGGAGAAGTATTATGTGGAAATCAGTAATTGTGCTTGGTGTTATTTTTCTAGCTGGCTGCAACCCTTCTTATGAAGATAAAAATGCTTCTTATAGTCTCCCACCAGAGATGCAAGATTGTAAAGTCTATAAGCTAAATGGTGATACTATAAGCAGGGATATTGTTGTTGTCAGATGCCCCAACTCTCAAACAACAACATCTTATAGATATGGCAAAAATGGTCAATCTCACACCACTGTTATTGATGGAGGGTACTGATATGCAAATTTTAGTAAACTATATCTATTGCTACGATGTTGTTTATTCCACTGCAACCGTGGCCCAACAAAACCCAATAGTACCACGAGAGGGTGAATGGGTTCGTATTGATGGTTGGACTTACACTGTGGAGAGTATTACTCACAAGTTTGATGTTGCTGGTGATGTTCAAGTTATCGACGTAGAGATTGGTGGTAAGAGAAAATGACTGTAGAAGACAAATTTAAGAACGCAGTTCTTACAGAAGATGGTGAGCTTGAAACATTCATTCTCCGTGTTGATGGTAAACTATTCCGGTGTCGTTGTGGGTCAAACTGTTTTCATAAACCAGATAAAAATGACTTAGAGCTTTACGCATGTAATGCTTGTTACACTTGGTATCACTCAGAGGTTAAAAATGACAATTCTGTACAAACAAAATAAAGATGGTTCTTTCAATGTCTGGTCATGTGTCGCTGTAGGTGACAAAGTTATTACAACCTATGGTAAAGAAAATGGCAAGATGATGTTTGAAGAGTATACAGCAGAACCTAAAAACATCGGTAAAAAGAATGAGCGTAACGCTGGACAGCAAGCTCTCTTTGAAGTTTCTGCTAAGTACAAGAAACAAGTAGACCGTAAAGGTTATGCTTACACAAAAGAGTCTGCACAGAATACTGAGAAGGTAGGTGTACAGCTTGCTCATGATGCTGCAAAGGTTAGTCATGCAAAGTATCTGAAGTTCCCTGCTGATGCTCAACCAAAACTTGATGGTGTACGTTGTAGGATTTCAAGGCACTTAAGTATTGGCAGTGTATTCACAGCATACTCTCGTGAAAATACTGTTTACAAAATCCCTACTGAACTAATACCTGACATTATGGCAATGTTAAGGCTCCACAAAGATGTTGATGAATTTGATGGAGAGATTTATGCTCATGGGTGGGACTTAGAAGATATTGTCTCTATGATTAAAAATGAAGACAATCCTGACAGACACTTGCTCAAATTTTACTGGTATGATATCTGTGACAGTACTAAGACGTGGCCTGAGCGTAGAGATATTATTGAGACTTCACCATTGAATGACTTTAGAGATGGCTGTAAAGTTATCCCTGTTAAGTCTCGTCGTGTAAATTCTTGGGAAGAGTTTGATGAAGCTCATGATAAGTGGGTTGAAGCTCAGTTTGAAGGTGCAATGTACCGTTCAATCTCTGAAGACTCATTCTATGAGTGTTGTCACCGTTCATACTTCTTGATTAAGCACAAGAAGATGCACACTGAAGAGTTTAAAGTGACTGGTGTAAAGACCGATAAACGTGGTCATGGCAAGTTTGTTGTAGAGACTCTCCCTAACGTCTTTGTAGATGTCTCATGGAAGACTACTCATGAGAAGAAACAGTATCTTGCTGAACATCCTGAAGAGTTTATCGGGAAGCCTTTAACGGTTCAGTTCCAGAAGATGACTCGTAAGGGTTCTTTACAGTTCCCTGTCGGGCTAGTTATTAGGGATTATGAATAAACTATGTTCAGTACAGTCATTCTGTTTATACTGGTTGTCTTTGTATTGTCATACGTTGCAAGTAAGCTTTTGGACACATCTTTTGCAATGGGTGTCTTGTTTACAATCTTTTGTTTCGTGACACATATAGCTATCAGGACTTTTATATAAAAAGCTGTTGACATAGAAAATTTGGTGAGTATACTGAGCAGCATAAACCAACAGGTACTCACCAGCATCACTTAAGAGTCTTTCTAAGAGGGTTTTTAAGTGATGTGTAGCTCGGTCAGGTATGGTGCGGTGGTGTAAGGTGGTGTCAGGTGTAGTATGGTGCGGTGATGTGAGGTATGGGTAGTTAGTCTCAGCTACATTAAAATGAGACTTACCTTTTTAAAAGGCCTTTTAAGAGGGTCTTTTAATGAGGTGGGGTGGTGTAAGGTGGTGTAAGGTCTGGTTCGGTGTGTCGCGGTATGGGTGGATGGTAGTAGCCACGTTAAAAATCTACCAAGTTTCTAAAGAGTCTTCTGTTGAGGGTTCTTTACAAACAACTTAACAATCAACTAAAGTGTGGAGCTAAATACTATGAAACTGTTAAATATCAAAATCACTGGTACTCGTCCTTTCCTGAGCCACGCTGATACGCTGTCAGACCCATTAAATCCTCTGACAAAATATCACAAGTCTCTGTCCAGTAAACGTAAAAAGACTGACGAAGATTATGCGCTCTTAGCAGAAAGCCAACTGGTAACTTCTTGTTACTACGATGAGCAACTAGGTTTTGTTATGAACGGTGAGATGATTGAGGCTTGCATCAAGTCTGGTGCGAAACTCAACAAACTTGGTAAGGTAATTGACCGAGCCATTATGCTGACAGATGTAGTCTTCCCAATGACTATCAAGAACTGTCCAGCAAACCCACAAGAACTTGCTAAGAATCCAGACTTCATCTATGCTAAGTCTGTTAAGATTGGTACAGCACGAGTTATGAGCTACCGTCCAATCTTCCGTGACTGGTCTGTAGAGTTTGGATTGATGTTCGATGAAGAGCAAATCACCAAAGAGGAGCTTCTAATGGTTCTTGAAAATGCTGGTAACCTTTGTGGTGTAGGTGATTGGCGTCCACGCTTTGGTCGTTTTTCTGTAGAAGTTATTTCAGAAGGTAACGTTTAATTATGAATACAAAAGCATTAGCAGCAAAGTTTAGTTACGGTGACACTGTATCACATTCTGAGATGGACACCTTCTTAGGTATTGTGAAGCCAACTTATCAAGGTGACATTGTTAAGTACGAAGATGAAATGAAGGCTTATGCGCTTACACGTCTAAACCGACTTGAAAAGTTTATTGAAAAACTTCTTAAAGAAGAGAAGATTTATCTGGTTGCTTCAATGGGTGTTGGTTATCGTGTGGTTGAACCTAAGCATCAAGCAACTATTGCAAAACGCAAAATGTCTGGTAAGATTGGTCGTGCTTTAAAGCAAGCCACTCAAGCGATTGAGAATGTGAACACTATGGCACTTAGTCATCAAGAACGTTCACGACTGATTGAACAGCAAAATCACTTAGCTGCTATGAAAGCTAATATTAACAAGCAACGCAGAAAACCTTTCTAAGTTGACTAGGTAGCCTCTTCGGAGGCTCCTTTTTAAAAGGTCTTTAAACAGGGTCTTTTAACAAGGCTTAGCTTGGTTAGGTATGGTAAGGTGGTGTTTGGTGTTGTAAGGTATGGGTAGTTAATCGGAGCTACATAAAAATTCGATTACATCACTTAAGAGTCTTTTAAGAGGGTTTTTAAGTGAGGTGTGGCACGGTAATGTTAGGTAGGGTCAGGTCAGGTCAGGTCAGGTGAGGTAAGGTAATGTATGGAAGGATGGCAGTAGCCTTATAAAAAATCTGCCAAATAAGCTATAAAATCTGTTGACAAGTCAGGTGTTATAGCTTATTTTTATACTCAATGTAATACAAAATTTAATATAACTTTGAGGTCATTATGAAAAAGATTTTATTAGCTGCTGCAATGGTTATGGCAATGAATTTACCAGTCAATGCAACAGAACTTCCAAATGTGGACTTATCAGGTGTTCCAGAAGACACTTGCCAGATTGTTAAAGGTGTTGCTCTGGCTAATGGTGAGCTACTTAAACCAATCTCTGAAGAGTCTTTAACAGAGATGACTGATAAGGTAACTGACTATCAGTATCGTGTTCTTGCAGAGTATTTCCTGCAATCTGCAAATATTAAAGAGAAGCACCATGATGATATTGATGTACAGGTAATGCTAAATCATCGTATCCAGTTTAAAGAGGATTTGATGCAAAAAGCTATGTACGGTGTTGAGTATTTCTTAGAAAACAGAAGCTGCACAGGTATTTGATATGGCTCTTAAAAAGTTACATCCCAGAAGCGGTTATGGTAAGATAATTGATGATACAGACGGCTTTACAGTCTTTACAGTTATCTGTCAAGATGATTCACAGATTGAAAAGGCTCTTGACGATTATCTTAACGATGAACGTGAAAAGGTTAGGGCTACTAACATAGACTCATTAATTGATACTTCACGCAAACGGAAGAAGAAAGATGAATGAGGTTTTTGACCCTTATGCCCCACAAGATGATTGGGAGGCTGATAGAGAGGTTGAAATGGAGAGTTATATTTGTCCAATGGATGTAGACGAAATGAGGGATTTCGTTGCACATCGTTTTAAGAGAGAGATTAAGTCCAGAGGTCTTTCTCAAGAGCAAGTTGCGAAAATTTGTGGTATCTCTCAGGCTCGTGTATCCAACATAATCAATCTCACTGGTAATGTCTCTCTTGAGTTTATGTTGGAAGTATGTGAAAAATTTGGTGTTAACTTCAATTTAAGGTTGGCAGATTAATATGAAACGTGAAAACATTATCCACTCTGAAAACTTCGCACTAGGTTTTTATGGTGTACCTACTCACCTTGAAAAGTATTACGGTGTAAAGATTCTTTCCAATCTCATTATGGCTTACAAAGATGGTAAGATTAAGCATACTGAGAAGAAACGTGTCATGGGTTATATGGCTGTAGGTTCAGCAATCTCAAACATTAAGCTGGAAACAACTAGCAGTCAGATTGTAAAAGACCACTTCATCAAAGAGCTTTACCACAACCTTGATGGTGTAGATGTTCAGGCTGTTTGGCTGGATGTTGATGGTCACAATTACACAAGTTTCGTTTTCAAAAACGACGACATTAAGTGTCTGTTCCCATAATAGGTGATTAACTATGATTGATATCTTCTTACAAGATGCCCATGCAGATTTCCTTAAAGAGATGCTTAAAAAGTTTATGGCTTCACAGTATGAGAATGAAGCATCTTTTAAAATAGTTACATGTGGCGACGAAGCTGGTTTTGTTGAGATTGAGCATGAAGGTACTGGAAAGACTGTTTGTAAGCTACCTGATAGTATGTTCTCTAATACGTTCTTAACAAAGACTAGTATAAATGTTAAACTTGTACCGCAGATTGAAACATACTCTGGTACAGATTACCCTAAAGGTTTCAAGTCGCTAATGAGGTACTTCTTAGATGACTTTGTGAGCAATCTTCTGAGAGAGGTAAAAGAAAGTCGTACAGTGTTAACTGTAGAGAACATGGGAGGCACTATAAGGGTTACTTCTGACTGTTTTGTTATGAGCCTCTTCGACTTCGTTCCTAAGAACTTTGATGGTATTCTGGATGAAGAAGATGACTGTGTAGACTTTATATTGGTTCTTGAACCAGTTTTTGAGGTTAAATAAATGAAAATTGAACACTGCTATGAGTCTGATGGAACGCCTATACGTTGCCCACATTGTGGGTGTACAGACTTGCAAGGTGAAGTTCATGTGATTGTTAATGGTCATATAGCTGAAGAGAGTACGACATGTGTTGATTGTGGTGAGCAGCTATCATTCTGGGCTTATGGTTCATACCAACCATCTCCACATTTTATCTACCATCGTAGTAAAGTTGTGAAGAGTGTCATCAACTGGTTCATTAAGAAAGGGTTTACAAAATGATTAAGCTAATATTTGCAAGTGGTGAAAACGGTGAATTTGGTACTCCAACTGGTATGCCGTGGCCTCGACATAAACAGGACATGCAAGAGTTTAAGAGACTCACTAAAAATAACTTAGTAGTCATGGGTAATGAGACTTTTAAGACTCTGGGTAGTAAACCTCTACCAGAACGTGCAAACCTTATCTTAACAAATTCTGTACCATACTTAGGCATAGACTTTGGCAAAGATGATGTAATGTATGCTAAAGCCAGTAAAGAGTCATTTGGAGCATTTTTGAAGTATCTTGATAGCTCTATTGATGAAGATGTCTTTGTAATTGGTGGCGCAGGTGTCCTTGTCGATGCTTTACCGTATGCTGATGTAGTGTTCCATACTGTTTTCCATAAAGTTACTGAAGAGGTCACTGTGCATTTACCTTTTGAAAACTTCTTTGAGAAGCTGTATGATAACCATGTATTTACAAAGGTACAGTCAAAACCATCAGAGGATGGTAAAGCAACTTTTGAAATTTATGTTCCACAAGTAAAAGGACACTTTTGATATGTCACAAGCAGATTCAAGTTACAAAAATATCCTGAACCATGTTCTATCCGTTGGTGAACTGCGTACTACACGAACTGGAGATGTTATCTCTGCATTCGCTCCACCTAAGTTTCGCTTTGATATGCGAACTGGTTTCCCGCTTTTAACATCTAAACAGGTGTTTACACGGCAAGTTATTGGGGAAGCTTTATGGTTCCTGAATGGTGAGAATAAGCTTGGTGAACTCCGTTACCGTACTTGGGGTGAAAATGACGGAGAACGCTGGACTATCTGGTCAGATGATTTTAAACGCTGGTTAAGCTCTAATTACTCTTCTGAACAAGATTGGTTAGAAGATGCAGGTGGAAGAATTTATGGGGTTCAGTGGAGAAACTTTGAAGGTCATAACGGTTGTGTTGTAGACCAGTTAGAGACCTTAGTAACAAAGATGAAGGGTGATATCACAGACCGTTACATGCTTGTTAATGCTTGGAATGCAGCAGATATTGCAGCAAACTCAATGGCTTTAGCACCTTGTCATGTTCTGTTTCAGATTTATATCACTAATGAAGGTGAAGTTGACTTACAATGGTATCAGCGTTCAGTAGACACCTTTTTAGGACTTCCGTTTAATATTGCATCTTATGGTTTTATTCTGGAAGTTCTTTGTAAGATGACTGGATACACTCCACGATATTTGATAGGTGTCTTTGGAGATACTCAGATTTATCAGAACCATATGAAGCAGGTTTATGAACTGATGAGCAATGAAGAGTTCCATGCACCTACTTTTGAGATTGGTTTACAGCTTAATACTTTAAGTGACTTAAAACATCTCACTGCAAGTGACTTTATTGGTGGCATCAGCAACTATCAACATGCAGGAAAGATTGAAGCACCTTTGTCAGTAGGTAAATAAAACAAAAAAGGCTCCCGTAAAAAAGGAGCCTTAAACTTTACTTTTCAGTATTCTTTGTGTTCTTCTCAGTAATAGCTTGGAGGGCTGATACTGATTGAGCCAGATTGTTAACACTATCAGAGAATTTATCAAGAGTCTTAGTAAGTTTTGCGTTCTCACCCTTAACATTCTCTAACTGGACTTTCTGGTTCTCCATCCCTAGCTGAAGCAGCCTCATATCAGACTGTAAATCACGAATAGCTGAATAATTACTTTTGGAATAATTATCTAACTGCTGTAATTTTGTTGTGATAGACACTTCTTGCTTACCATCCGAGACTTGCATGGTGGTATACATCCCAATAACACTAAAAATACCAACTACAATTGCACCAATATTATTTTTAAAAGCTTCCTCTAGCCACTTCATTTATTCTCCCCCCTTAAAAGCTTTTTCTAAGTTATCTACGAACTCATCATCAATAGGTGTGTCTGTTTTACTCGCAAGGTATCTTGCAAGCCTAAAGAACACTTTCTCAATCATGTATTCACTTAGAAGGGATAAAATGAGTTTCCAGAAGAAGCTACCTAGATTTTTTAGAAGAATTGCTAGGATTGTAGGCATTTAATCACCTCATCAGCCAAGATGGTGAGAATACCCATAAAGAATATTAACACCATCTTAACAATCAGTCAACAAGGGATTAAGCAGTTCTCACCCAAGCCATTAGCTTGTAGAATTGGTTAGTAACACTAAATGCTGAACCAGAACCTGTACCACCAGTGTTACCACTTACTGTATGACTGTGAGCACCAATACCAACACTGTGAGCATGGTTACCAGCAGAAGCAGCAGTACCACTTACAGAGTGGGTGTGGTCACCACCCCCATCAGTGTAACCCGGACCTGTACCGATTCTACCACCACCACCACCAGAATAGTGTGTAGAGTTCTGACCAATCCACGAGATAGCGTGGTTGTGGTGACCAGCAGATGAAGTAGAGCCACTTACAGAGTGAGTGTGAGCACCAGTCGTGTTAGTGTTTTTTGTTCCGTAGTCAAACGACGAAGTGGTAGCAGAAAAACTGTGAGTGTGTGAAGGCAAGTTCCCAACAGCTAACGTCACAGAGTCTGAACCACCAGTTGTAGCAACATCTGAACCATTTGCTGCTGCAATTCTGATAGTTCTACCAACACCATTGTTGAGGTACGTCCAAGTTAACCCAGGAAGTGCTGTATTAGGGTCAACATTACTGTTAAACCACGTTACAATACCTACTGGATAGATTTTATTAAGGTCTGTAGAGTCACTAATTGCTGTTGCAATTTTCTGGTCAGTTTCAGCTTTAGTGTATGCACCAATATCTGAAGGGGTTGGTTTAAATGCCGTTGAATACAACTGTGCCTCTCCAACATATGCTCCATCTGCCCCATAAGCATACGTGAAGATATCAAGACCTTTAGACCCATATGTAAAAGCAATACCTCTGGCATGAGCAATACCAGCAGCATGTGCTACATGGATGGCTAAATCTTTCAGACCCTGCTCAATACCGTTGTTTCTTACAAACCCTGAATAATCTTTATTGAATGATGATGGGTCATCTAGTCTATTAGTTGTCCTTGTCATTAAAGATTGGTTTAACAGTTTTGTTTTTAAGAAATATCTAGCATCTAAGTTAGCCCAATCAGAAGGTTGAACTTGACCAGTAATGGTTAGGTTCTTATTAGCCTTAATCGCTGAGGACATAAGAGTAATTTGAGTCCCAGAGTAGCTGTTGTTTAATGCTACATCATTAGAATTTGTGCCACCCACACCTACCCACCACCTAGATACATTCGCAGTATCAACACCACGGATATATTGTGGCTGCCCCTGTGTTAAGTTTCTTAATACTAAACCTTCATTATTTGATACAATAGTTTGCACATTTGTAAAAGTGTTTGCCACATTAATCTTAGCAAGATTACTCAAAGTTCCTGCTGGAATGTATCTAGCATCAATGTTAGTCCAATCAGAAGGTTGAACTTGACCAGTGATTTTTAGTGTTGTATTGATAGCGGTATTTGAACCAATAGTGAGTTTACCACCAGTTTTGTAATTCTCTAGTGATACATCATCACCGCCGTTTGCGCATCCAACATACCACCTGTTAGCACCAGAAGAGTCAATAGCCTTGATGTACAATGGCTGGCTAACTGATGAATTTTGCAACCTTAACACTTCACCATCACGTTTAATTGTGTTAAAGCCATTAAACACATTTGCACCACTAAAGGTATTATTACCAGTTAACTGTGCAAATCTCTGATTAGCTGCTGTCTGAGTAAAATATCTAGCATCTAAGTTAGAGAAGTCAGAGGGTTGAACCTGTCCAGTAATAGCAAGGGTTTTATTAATAGCAACACTTGTGCCTAGAGTAATGGTTGAACCTTGTTCGCTCTCAATTTGAACATCACGGCTGCCTTTAATTAGGTTCCCGATAGCCCAAACTTTTTCACTACTAGCATCCCTAGCTACAACAGCAGTGTATGCCTCACTAGCACTTGCAGGGTTTCTTAGTGTTAGAATCTCTCCATTTGCTGTAATAGTCTGCTTGACGTTAAACGTGTTTGAGTTAGCCAACCTTGCATACCTTTCATCATTCTCTTCATTAGTTCTCATGCCAAGCTCATTAGGACTTGGCTTATTCAGAGTATGGTAAACGGTTGCAGACCTTGAAGCATCTGCAATAGTCAGTTTAAGACCATTTGCATTGATTTTAAAAGTCTTTAAAACATCACCAATATTAATCTCAGAAGAGCCTGTTGGGTCAAAGACTGCCTTACCACCGTAAAGTAACTTCACAATACCTAAGTCACCCGTCATAGTACTGCCAGCAATCTGAACAAATCTTTCAAGTTTAAAAGATGCTAAGAAGTCTTGATAGGTCATTCGACGGTCTTCATCACCTAGCATTTCAGGTCTCTTTTTAACCCTGACATGAAGAAGGTCATCTGAACGGATTGTGTCGATTGAGTTTAATTCACTCAACTTGTAATCTGCCATTATAAATTTTCCTCTTAAAAGGGGCTATAAAGCCCCTGTAAAGAAATTAAGCTGTTCTCTGCCATACATACAATACGAAGGATGGCTGTTCAACACTAAATGCTTGACCAGAACCAGTTGTACCAGTTGTGCCAGAGTGCGAATGCTCACCTGCTCCGGTTACTGTTACTGTTGCTGAGTGGTTGTGGGAACCAATTGCAACAGTATGGCTGTGAGCACCAATACCAACCGTGTGATTATGCGCACCAATTGCTACAGAGTGAGTGTGGTTATTAGCTGTTGTCAATGTAGCTCTTGGGTCATAGCTTGCCCCCTCAACTGATAAACCTCTCCAGCCACCATCAGCATAGCCACGGTTAATGAATGTTGTTTGTGTTAAGCCAGCAGCACTTGTTGTTCTGTTGCCATAGTCATAAGTAGATACAGTCTTGGTTCCATAGTCAAACGTTGTAGTCCCTTTAGTGCCATAGTCAAAAGCACTGATAGAGGCCGTTGCACCATGAGTATGACCACCACCAGTGACGTACACTGAGTGGGTATGTGCAGGGATGTTATTAACCGTCAGTGCAGTAGTCTGTGAACCAAACGTTGAACCAACTGGCCTAGAATCACTATCATAACCTACAAGTGCTCTCCCTTTTGAGACTAACTCCCAAGTACCTCCGCAAATTAAATATGTAGAGGGGTTTGCAGGATTCATAGAGAGATGGATAGTACCTACTGGATAAGAAGCCTGAACAGCCTTGTACAAGTTATTTACTGCTCTTGCTGTAGCATACTTATCTGCATCTTCATTATAAAGGTTAGATGTTGTCCAGTTCTGGATATTACTTAAACCAACCTGCGCCTTAGTTGTATTGTGTGGGTTGCTCTTGTCATTAATATGCTGCTGAATAAGACTATTAACCTCTTCTGAAGACATAATCTGTAGATTTTTTCTTGCCTCAGCTACATTAACAATATCTGATAAGTTATTTGCAGCAACTAACTGAAGAGCATTAATAACATTGTCTAGACCAATTTGTGTCTTAGTAACACCATGAGGGTTATTTCTTAGGCTTGAGTGTGGAGCAAGTAGTTGCTCAAGAGTACATCTCTTATCCTCAATACCCTGCTTAAGATGGAAGATATCACTAAGGTCAATCGGTAAGGCTGCTTGAGGCAAGGCACTAATTTGAATTTCACCTACTGCCATTATTAAGCTCCTACAAATTCATAAGTATAAAGGTTTTTTGTACTTGTTGATGCAGTACCTGTTTCGGTTTTAATAAGGCTCCAACCATTAGCTACTAAATCTGGTTGCTCAGTGGCAAAAGACCTTACTTCACCAACAGTGCCGTTTGCTTTCTTCAGGAGGTAGTTTAAGATATAATTAAACCATTGGCGACCCATCGGTTCACCTCTTAATAAGCCAGTTGCCTGAATTTCTGGTGGTGGTAATACTTTTAGCTGGTTACCATCAGCATCTACTTCATCTGTAGACCAATTTAAAAATGCCATTAGGAACTTCCTTCTTGCTGTGATTTATCTTTTCTACCTTTGATGATTTGAGCTACTTCAGCCATAACACCATAATCACCACCTGCTACAGTTTCTTTACCAACGATGTAGTTGTCTGTAGCGTTATAATTTTTATTAACTTTTAAGTAATCTACTGAGCCACTATTAGCCTTTCTGTCAACCTCGAAATAAGCATCTCTGACCCCAGCATCTGCTAAACTTCCTAGCAAGTTCTTCTCTAAAGAACCACCTGTATTGTTGGTAACAAGACCTTTGTTAGCGTCTGTAACGAACCAGTTATCTTTGTCATCAACAATTGCTAAAGCGGAGTCAGCAACCTCTACAGGTGTCCAAGCAGTACCATTTAAAGTCACATCTCTTAAAATGACTGCTGAACCAATAGTTGTTGCAGCAATTTTTGCTAATGTGTACGCTGTATCAATAACATTGTTTCTTGTGTTAACTCTAACCACAATACCAGCAGTCATAGGTGTAATATGCTCAAAAATCTGTGAAAATGTTGCATCATACAGAGTCATGATAGCATTCTGTAAAAATGTTGGAGTTGTGTCAGAACGTCTTAAGAAAACCTGAATATACAGCATTGCTCTATATGTTTCATCATCAGCACCGAGTGGTCGTGGTACTTTAATTAGTGCACCAATATTGTCAAGTTGCTGTCCAATAGCTTTTCTAATATTCCTTTCAGTGTGCATCTGCCATGAAACATCTTCCAAAGTCTGCAACTCATCAGTGATAGCTTTCAGTAAACTCGTGTAGATGAATTTATCTTTAAACTGTGTAACAGTTCTTTCATCAAGAGTTTTATAATAAACGTTATCAATTTTCTGAAACATTATTACTCCTTAGCAATGGTGTATTGGCTACTTTCCCATACAGTATATTGGTCACCATCAACGGTAATTCTCGCTGTAGTATACTGCCCATCACTAGGAGGTACTGATTGGTTATTTGAAAGTGCTACCTTGATTTCATCAATCTCAATACCTTTGATGACATCATAAATATGTCCATAGATTCTGTTAGGGATAACATCATTACCAACTTTCAAAGTCCTACCATAAGCGTTAATACCTTGAACAATACTATCTCTGATGTCTTCTTCTGGGATTGTTAAGTTCTCTTCATCATATAAAGAGTAAGACACTTTAACAAAAGCATATTTTGGTGTTGGTCTGCTAAAGTAGACATTATGAGCTAAATTACCTAAGTCATAAGCTGTACCAAAGATAGTCCCATAAGCTCTAATACCAGCAGGTTTAGTATCCCAGATTGCTTGAGCAACATTATCATTTTGACCACCAACTACAACAATCTTGAAAGATTTTGGTGGAAGACCTTCTGAGTTTGTCTCTTCAGTGTCATTTTCAACACCTGAAGCATCTGATACACCCTGAACCCTCTTAACGGCAGCTACAATCGCATCAAGAGTTCCCACACCAGTAACTGACAGGGATTCTAAATATCTCTGACGAAGTTCTGTATCGGTTTCTTCATTTCTACCAGTTGTCAGGTCGTAACGGTTGTATACACTATCAAGACCATCTACAGTTGTTTCAATCTCAATAAGTGTTCCAGCTAATGCAGGGATTGCACCAACTTCTTCAGCAACAACGTCGTGGATAGTTGTAATCTTTGTGAATGTGAGGAACGTTGTAGCAGTCACAACCATAGGGTTGGTTCTTGCAATAATGTCACCCTCATCTTTATAAACTCTTAGTGCTGAACCATCATTGATAACTTCGGCTTTTGCTACGATACCGCCGTTGATTGCATTAGCAAGTTCAGTCAAGAGTACTGTGATTGTGTCTGAAGATTTTGGCTGATAAGAGAAAATAACGTTATCAATAATAATAACATAATTTGCATCAGTTCGTAAAGAGTTAACTTCAAGAATAGCCTCAACACAATATGAGGGTGTTAGTGTAATGTTTGAAACAGGATAGAAGATATTCCCAGCAGTGCTTCTCAGCCTAGTTGTAGATGAAATAGTTGCACCTGTTGTTCCAGTAAACTCTACTTGACCTCTTGTAGCCTGAGCTACATATCTGTATACAGCGTTTAAAGCAGTAATATCATCAAGGTTAAATCCTTCAGCTTTGTCAATAGTTCCACCATCATAGACTTCTGACAGAATTTCATGGGTGTCTGCTAAAGACCTTGCAATTGAAGCTAGAAAGAGACCTAGCTGGCTATCCTCAGAAACGTCAAGGTTCGGTGAAATATCTCTAAGAAGTCTTGACTTAATATTGTTAAAAATTTCTTGGTATCTTAGAGTTTGTAATCCTGTTGTAGTTAATCCTGCCATTAGATATTAACCTCTTGCGTAATGTCTGTTAAAATATCTGTTGTAGTTGTTGCATCAAAATTAACAGTCACTTTTCTTTGAGCATTATCCATTGAAGAAGAATAGTTATAGATGTTAGACACATCTCTTGTTTCAACAAGGTAGGCTTTCATGTAATTATCAAAGATAGAAGTTTTCTGTTTAAATTTGGCAAGTTGTAAATATGGGAACCCAGCAGATGTATTAAAGAAGACTTCACCAGCCCTTAAAAGGCATCTAATATGAAGTCTTTGAGCAACCTGAGTAGCTTTATCATCTTCTGGGATAATTCTAATTTGGTTACCAGTAATCTTTAAATCGCCATGAGCCACATACACTGAATCTGAACCTAAAGTGGCAACATAGTCACCACCTAGATTTAATGCAAAATCTGTTTTCATTATTGTGCCTCTGTAGTATCAGCCTCACCAGCAGGGTCTGTCCAGTAATAATGGTGCGTGTGTTCATTAAAGCTAACACCAGTTGTATCACTGATAAAATCTGAACCATGCACTTCTTCTGTTACATATAAGTTTTTAGAGATGTGCACATCACCTTCAAAATAGAAGTTACCATCATCTGTAACTCTTAACACAGAGTCACCGAAATGAAGTCTAACTGCTGTTGGGTCTGGTTTAAAATTCTGTGTTCTGGTACAGATGCCTACGAAAGCTACACAGTCTGAAATGTCGTGTGTTCTTCTCATGTTTGTTTCCATCTGAGTATTCTTGTCATTGACAACGAAGTCATCTAGAGGCAACATTGAGAAAGCTAACCAGCATCTGTCATTAGTTTTTACAGGGAATGTTAAAGATGCTCCACCACCACTTGGGAATTGAACAGGTACACCAGTAATCTCTGGCATAGGTAAACCGTTAATAGAGTAAAGTGGCTTAACAGTGGCTGTTTGAGTCTTTGAATCAAAAGACTGAATAATAGCTGGCAAACCAGTATACAGTTCTTTTCTAAATTCATCAAGGCATTCTGAAACATACCCAGACATTCTAGTAACTGGTGACTTCATTATTCCACCTTTTCTAAATCTAGTTCAGTTGTCCAAGCACCACCAGTAAAGTCAAGATTATGAGAAAGACCTTTTACTCGATACTGACCTTCAAAATCTTCACTTTCCCTAATAGTGATGTTATCACCCATCTTAATTCTCCCATCTAAATGGATTTTGCAACGAACTCCAGTTTTAACTTTAATAACAGTCTTATTCTCTTTTTTAAGAACCTTTCTAGTTCTTCTGTAGTAGCCTTGCAAAGAATCAATAACGTTATATGGGTAAATTTCCCAAGAAAGTTGTCTAACCTTAGCGTTAAAAGGAACTACTCGGATTTGCTTGTTAAATGTATACCAACGTAGACTACTTTCTTCACAAACCTTTGTAAGTGCCTCTGCAACACTTCCCCAAACACTAAAACCATTCTTGTAAGTGTAACCATCAATACTTGAAAGGTCTTCATCAATAAGTGAGAAGCCTAACCTATTGACTAAATCTCTAATTACACTCTTACGTGTTGTCCCTGCTTTATAAGAAATTGATGTCTTAATCGTGGTTCTTTCCATTTTATCATTGGAACAGATAACCTTTGTAATCATATCAACACCACGCTTATATGTATAAGCATATTCAATAGTGCCTAGATAGATTAATGGGAGGTTATCATACTCAATAATAAGGTCACCATTTGCGTCCCTTTTAAAACCAGTAGTGTAACCTGCTCTGAGCATAACTGTTGCACCAACGGTTTTGAATTTAGCTCTCATCTCTTTATTAAGGTTGTAGATTTCAAAAGTGGTATCATCAGAGGTTACTTTATTCTTCTGAGACGTATAAGACACATTACAAGTAAATTGTAAGTTGTCGAAATAGTCCATTTGCATAGAATCTTTAGCATGGCTTGTAGGTTTATCATTAAAGGCTGTAGTTTCACTACCTACAGCCAATTGATAGCACCTAAAAGAAGCCCCAGCAGTGCTATCTTTTACAGACATTATAAGTTCTCCATTAATCTCATATCTTCTTGAGTGTAATAATTAAGCTCAAATGCCTTTTCTCTTCCGAAGTTATTTCTGGTAGGTTGTAAATCAGTACCATACATTCGTTCAACAAAAAGCTCTCCAGCTAATGAAGGAATTACATAGCGTCCTGTGATTGATTGGTCTGCAAGGCATTTCTTTTCATGTAATAATACATTACCATCAACATCAGATAGCGTCAAGAACCATCTGTCAAGCCTCTCTTTATACTTTAACTCAATTACAAAGACAGTACCATCAAGAGTTACAGTTTGTGTAGACCACTCTGTATCAGGAACAGGGATATATTGTGACATTAATAAGTCTCCTTCTTATTCGGATTTACTGAGTGCTTTTGTAATGCCTTCCCAGTTCCAGCAGTCCTATTTAATGCTGCTCCGGCATTTTTTTCAGCCTCGTCACTAAATGTGGTAACACCTTTTCTTGTCTTTGCAGACATTGAGCATTTTGCAAGAGCCTTATCTTCAGCACTAGTAAGCTCCCTTACACCATTGGCATTTAGGTCGAATAATAACTGACAGTTTAATTTACCATTACCTAAACTTGTTGTAGTGTTACCAGTATTCTTCTTAGAAGTTGCACCACCATCATTTGTAGTCGCGGCTTTTCCAGTTGCAGCCGAGATATCAGTCTGCCCCACAACAGCTTTGAAGTTAATTTCCTGAAAAGTTAGTTGGATTCTTAATCCGTTTGAAATTCCAACATCTTTAGAGGCTTTAAAACTCGTAATAATGGAATCATCAATCTTGATACCGTCTTTACAGATGACCGAAATAATTTGCTTCTGGTCACGCCAGCTTTCGAGAGTGTCAATGAAGTTTTCTACTAATTGACCCTGACGAGTTAATAATAAGCTTCCTTCATAGCCAACTACAACGACACCACTAATAGTGATTGTTCTGGGTGCTCTTTGCACATTATCTGTGACGGTTTGCCCTGATTGCATGTTCTGTGTAGTCACCTGCATAGGGCTATCAAATTCCATATTTTCAGTTGCTGATAAGGTTAAGAAGGCATCTACATTATCTCTTAAGTGGAAATAGATGCCGTCTTTGCCACTATATTTGATTTGCATATTAGAATCCCATAACATTATTCTTCCTCTGGATAGCTTGAACTTAGAAGAATGTCTTCTTGATTCTTGTCAGTAATATCCACCATCTTAGTAGCAATTTGTTTACCATCAAGTTTGAAAGTAACATTCAGGGTTTGTTTAGTCTGCATAGGTAAACCAGAAGGTGTCATCATCATCGGTGTCTGATTAAACTTATTGGCAAAATTATCAAGAGATGTTGATAACTTCTCCATAAGAATATCCCAATTAGATAGACCATTGTCAATTAGCTTTCTGTTACCTTCCATATCTTGAGTGTACTGTGCAAACTTAAGTTGACCATTCTCATCAAAGAACATTGGTCTTTTTGGGTTTGTAATATTTGCAACAGCTTCATTGAAAGGATTAGAGATATTAGCTTCATTGAATCTCTTTCCAGCATTAGGGTCAGAAGACCTAGATAGTGCAAGCGTTGCTGCTGCAACACCGGCTGGGGATGCAAGTAAAGGTGCTGCTCGCGGTGCTGCTTTTTCTGCAACCTCAATACCAAACCTCTGAAGAACTTTTCGTACAATCGCTGTATCAAAGAATCCAGTGATAAGCTTCGCCATTTTAGCTACCGTTGCTACAGCACCACCAATCATAGTGACTGTTCCCAGAAATTCACCAGCACTTTTGACTAGTTTTTGCTGACTGCTATCAAGGTCTTTATACCAAGCTCTTGCGTAGTAGTATAATGCAGAGACTCTGTACATGAAGTCTGTAACAAAGTCAAGTAGATTACTAGCACCTTTTAAAAGGTTACCAATCACAACACCTAAAGCTTCTGTAGTCCCCATAGAACCTTGTAAGAACATTGCAACAGAGTTAGATAACTGTGAAATACCCTCACTAGAATTGTTAAACAGTGCTACAAGTGTGTTATCCCACATAGCCTTCGCTTGACCCATTGATGTAGCAGTCTGCTTGGACACAGCATTCATACCACCTGCTTGCTTGACAAGTTCAGCCATTCTTTCAGATACTTTAGGAAGAACATCTTGAGCAAGAAGTTTACCGTCTTGCATCATCTTATCAAGTTCTTGTGGAGTCTTACCAATGGCATCAGCGAATAGCTGTACAGCACCTGCTAAACGGTCACCTAACTGTCCACGAAGCTCTTCAGCCTGAACTTTACCTTTTGATGCCATCTGTTGGAATGCAACCATGATACCTTTTAAGTCTTCATCAGTAGCACCTCTGATACGGGCAAACATTGCAGCATTCTTATAGAACTCTTGAGTACCCTGAAAACCAAGTGTTGGTTGAGCACCAGCAGCAAAGTTTGAGTACTGCTTCATAGTATCTGTATAGTTCTGACCAATCTGGTGTGCGAATGATGCAGCGAACATTCTGGCTTGCTGGGTATCTGCTCCAAAGATAGCTGTAGAAGCTAATTGTGCAGACTGTCTTTTTACACCAGCTTCAATAGTCTTTTGGGATAGTTCCAGCAAAGCATAAGCTGAAACAAATCCACCAACCAATTGACGTAGTGATGAGTTAGCTCTGTCCTGTAGCCAAGCTGCTTCTTTAACTGATTTTAATCTAGCATTTTCTGCAATAACCCAACGTTTGGTTACGTCGATGAGTTTTTTAACTTCCATCTCATACTCACCAACCTTACCAGTACCTTTATATTTGTTATAGATACCTTGTAAGCTTCCTCTGAAAGAAGCTGCCATCTGGTTACCTTGACCACCGATTGTTTCCAGTCTACGGGTTAACCCTGAATAGAAGTTGTTGTTAAACATTCTTTCCATTTGTCTCTGAGCAACATCTACTCTCGGACCTCTGGGTGCTCCACCACCAACAGGAGGGATATTCTGTCCACCTCTTCCTCTACCTGTCTTAATAGTGATTTTCCCGTCAACCTTCATAGCATCTCTTAAGGACTTGTTAATACCTTTTGCAGTCTTTTTTGCTTGAGTTTCAAGTTTCTTAAGAGATTTCACACCTTGTGAATCAAGGTTCAAGGAACTGTTGAGTGCTTTATTGATTCTGCCCGAAGCAGACTGAGCATTTTTTACAATTCTATTAAGTGCTTCCTGAGAGCTTTTATTAGGTTTCACATCAAAGGCTTTATTGATATTTCGCTCAATACGTTGAGCAGCTTGCATAGACATCTTCTCAACTCTCTGCAAGCCCTTAACAACCTTTTCACTGAAACCGAGTTCTACAATGAAGCTATCAACTGTATATTGTGCCATTACATTTTTCCTGCTCTTCTAAGTTCGTTGTAAGCAATTTCCTCTTTATACGACCTCTGAATTTCAAGAAATTGTCTCAATGATAATAAATCAGAGAATGTCATAGCAAAGAGTTGGTCAAGTGTTTCTTTACACCCTTCCATACCATAAATAGCAAGCACAAATTTCATCTCGTCTGCTTCTTCATAGGTTGACTCTACAGCAGCATCAGTTAGTGGTGTCTGTAGAGTGTTACCCATGTTTACTGAGAAGTTAGGCTTTTGAAAATGCTTGCTTCGAAAAAACTTCCGAAGTTTGCCTCCAGCGCAAATGCTAAGTAATCAATAAATTCACCGTAGTTTGCTTGGAAGTATGTATCAATATTGAGTGGGAAGTCATCAACAGTTGCCCCTTGAAATAGCAGGGTAGCCATTTCTTCTAGGTTAATTTCTTCAATTCTGTCAAAACAAGCTTCAACCAGTTCTTTAAATGGAACCATTGGAGCTTCTTTCTTATCTTTATCCGTAAGACTTGACAGCATCTGTGCAAATGTTGGAACAACAATTTTACCCAACTTCATAGACATCTTAATACCGTCTCTTGCCCCAAGCAGAATGATATTTACTTTCTTACCATTAATTACTCTAGATTCTGTTTTCATTGTGATTCCTTAATACTTTAAAAGAAACAAAAAAGGGGAAGACCTTTTAAAGTCTCCCCCTTATAGGATTTATTAAACACTTGACGCTGGAATTGTAGAAGTGTAGTCTAGCTTCTCACAACCAAAAATCCAAGTTTTAGAGTTCTGGTCACGACCAAGTTCAATCTGCGGCAATTCCTGCAACCAAGCATTAATACCAGTTGCCAGAACAGAGCCTGATGGGTCGTAGATTACGAAGTTAGAAGAGATATCTTCTTCAAGTTCCATATTGTCTTGTTTAGCTTGAATTGCAGAAAGCATCTGGTTAGAGAGAGAAGTCTGCATTAGCTCAATCTCAATAGTACCTGTCTTGTCTGCATTTCTTGTCAGAGCAACTTGACCACCTGCACCTACAACTGGTGTAATAAGTGGTGATGTTCTCTGTAGACGTAAGAATGAGTCTGGGGCAAAGCCTTCAATAGCAATGCCGTTCCAGCTACATACAACGTCTTTAGGGGAATATTGCTGATACATAGCCATTCCAATTTACCTCTATTATTCGTAAGCCACTGTACCTTTCAAGTCAACATCCAAGATAGCACCTGCTAAGATACCTGCGAAGGTAACGTCTTTCAGGATACGAGCTTTCTTGTCTGCCAAAGCAACTTGAGAGGCTTTAGGAACATTAACTGTGTAAGATGACAGGAAGTTTCTGTTAACTGCTCTTTGTAGAGAGGTTTCAATGACTTGACGAATACGGGTAATACCAGTATCATCATAAGTAATCTTACCACCCTTCTGATTAATTAGCAAGTCTCTCAGAGAAGTTTTCAGGTCTGATTCTAACCAGTCAACACCACGGATGATGTCAATCCATTCCCCACCAGAAGTAATCCCTCTACGAACCACTGGAACACCACCATCAAGGTCAATAAAGTTACAGTGACGTACATCTAAAGCAGACTTCTGAATACTTGTCAGAGGTCTCTGATTAGATGGCTGTAGAGAAGCAGCTACACCAGTTAACTGTGCATTACCCCAAGCAATTGAACCTGCATCATATGGAGCACCATAAGCAATGTATGCCATCTCTGGATAATCTTCTGCTGCTGTGTGATGCCACAAACAAACTGTACGAGTGTACATATTCTTAGCAAGCTGTGCTGGGACATCATTTGCACTAGCCAATTCTGTGCCTTGTAGTGCTGCTACATCAGAGTTAGCCGTGAAGAAGACTTTCTTACGAGCCTGAATCTCGGAAGCCATTGCTAAGACAAACTGTTGAGTTCTATCTTCTGCTGCAATGAAATACCAGTCGGTAGAGTAAGTTTCGATGGCTGCCAGAGCAGTTGATGCTGTATCAGCAGTTGTACTTGCAACATATACAGTCTGTGCTGTAGTTGTTACTTTCACAAAGTCATTATCACCAGCTTTGGTAATAATCATTGTGGCAGAACCATTGCTACCAGTTACGTTCACAGAAACCTTATCTTTGATTGTTGGGTCAGCTTCAATCTGTGTTTTAAGCTGTTGCAACACGTTTTCAGCAGTGTCTTCAGCTTGTGCTGTATACTGATATGGTTGAGAAATTCCACCGCCAGCAGCTACAGTAATTGAGTAGTCTGTACTTTCAGTAACGGCATTAGGAATTGATACAGTGTACTGCATAGCACGTCTACCAATATAAAGCTGAGTCACTTTAGGAGTCTGACTCCAAAGTTGTTTAGCAGCCTTATATGCAGCAGTATTCTCATCGAAATCTTCAGCAACTTCAGTTAAGGAAGTGTAACCACGAACTCTTTCTTCGAAATTATCTGTTGAAGCTAAGAATAGTGGTAAGCCAAAACCTTCTCTTGTAGTTCCTGCGGTGTTCAATGTAATATCTACATTAACAATTGGATTCCACATTTATTTTACCCCTTTGGAGTCTACATCTAGATGGATAGTATATTCTGGTGGCTCTTGTCCTTCTTCATAAACTAACTCGCCATCGACAATGACACGCTCAATAATACTTCCACGTTCATCTTTCAGGACTGAGTTTTTTACAAGAGTTACAACAAGAGGTGCAGAATTTTCGAAATCTGTATTGAGATAAGTGTAATCATTTGGGGTAGCTCCAGTGTCTAGTACTGTAGCTCCTGTTTCTTCAAGGATTAAATCTCTGACTGAACTCATCTCTAATCGTTGTTTAAGCTCAAGCATAATACTGTGAGCACCTTTACCATTCACCGTAATTAATACTGGAATCTGAAAAGCAATTCTGTAGCAAACTACATCATCCTCAACAAATTTATCAAGAACCCAACCATAAGGTGTTGCAGCATCTTGACAGTATACGGTAATAAATGGCTGGTCAGGTTTTAAACCTTTGTCATTTGAGTTATCAGAAGGGTAAGCTCTAATTACGTTTGGTCTATTATTCTTATCACGAGCTAGTCTGTGACCAATAACATCCACTAAGGTTCTAACTAGACCTTTTTCAAGTTCTGCTGTTTCTAACTGCATTCATTTTATCCCTTCTAATAATGATATATTCATAATGGGACGTATGGGCTAATTGTTGTGACCAATCCATAGTCATAAATACTTCATACTCATGACCATCAATCATAACAATGTCAGACTCATTCCACTCTACATCATCTGAAGTTCTAAGTTTATATGTAGTATACAGGATTCTTGTATCGGTGAGTCTAATACCTTCCGGTAAAGCAATCTGTGTACCGTTCTTTACAGAACCTTTGATGTATGGCTGAATATTACCTTTGCAGTTAACCTCAACAATATCTTGTGAAGCTACCCAATCACCATCATCATTATAATAACCGTCTTCAGAGACTTTACGCTTTACTACAAAGCTGTGTCTGTTTAAGAGTCTCATTTTTTAATACCCTTCTTAGTAGAAATTTTATAAGCAAGGTTATCCCTTAAGTCACCTGTCTCAACAAGAGGTGCATTAAAGCCTTTTTTCTTGACTGTGGAAGGTGCGTTAGGAGGGAGGATAGCAGAATTACCAAAACCTCTTTTAATTGCCTTCTGAGCATTCTTTGCAAATACTTCTAAGGTATCTGAAGGGTCTGTGTTGAGACTGCTAAGTTGCTTATATAGATTCTTCTTAGTCTGCTCTAACAAGGTCTGTCTGTTTAGCATCATAGTGATTTCAAACAACCTACGATATACTTTACCAGAAGCTGAGGGAACCCCAATAACTTCTTGTAAATACATTAAAGCAGGATAAGAAAAACCAGAGCTATGTTGACCTTGTTCTTGAAAATACCCAACTTGAGCATTAGCCGTTTGCAAGTTCTTCATAGCCCCGACTAATTTTGCTCTAGCGGGGTGAATAACCCTTTTAACCATTATTCATCTCGCTCGATAATAAATACGCCATTAACACGGTTGCAGTAATCTCTGCCTTCGTATCTGGCAGCATCACCATATTCTGTGTATTTCTTGACAGAGCAAGGGTTCTGACGACGCATGTCAATGTCACACTGGTTAATACCACCTGCATAGGGTAGTCCTGAAACAGAGCTTTTAACAAGGTCATCATAAACAGCTTTCAGAGATTTGAATCTGGAAGAGTTACGTAAATAAACACCACCAACCTTCTCATCTCCCATCTTGGCTACTTGAAAGAGTAAATATTTAAGAGCTTTGATGGCTGCTTTCTTTTCATCCTTTCCAGATTCTAGATAGAACCACTCTAGCACAGACTGCTCAATAAGAATTTCATCATTATTGGTGTCTGTGCAGAGGATTCTTACTCTATCAAGAGGGTTATTGGCTGGGTCGCCTGTATAACACATTCATAACCCTCCTAAGTTTATCAGCCACCTTGAGCGTCAGCGCGAACATCTACCAGCAACTGAGGACGAGTACAGTATGGCAGCATGTAAGAGTGAGCTTCGAAGTCAATACCTTCGTCACGGTCTTTTTCGTATTCGAATACGTACAGTTCTTGACCAAGTGTATTTGCATAACCCATCTTAGGACATGGACCATATGCAACTTCGAAGATGTTGTTTGCTTCGCCCAGCATAGAAACGTTAGGGAAAGCATGACCAACACCAACAGTGTCTGCTACGCTATCAATGCTCACCAGAGTGTGAACCTTACCACGCTTGTCTTTGAACTTACCGTTGTACTGGACAAATTTAACACCACCGTAGTAGAAAGTGTTCATATGAGCCTGAACGCCGTCAGTACCACCAGTTCTCAGAGAACCAGTAATCTGTTGCCAAGCCAGTGGAGTCTGCTGTGCAAGATAAGCGTCACGAATCTTAGGGTGTTTAGTCAGCTTGCTGAAGAACACACGGTCAACAACTACGTGAATTTCTTCACCGTTGATTACAGTGCCGGTCTTAGCTTCATCTTCCATGTGCATACGCAGTTCTTCGATAGAAGCGTCGATGTCAGCATTAGGGTTGTCAAGGTCGAAGTAAATAGTCTTCTTCTCAACGTCGAACTGCTTGTACAGGTCAGCATACAGCGTACCACGAGCATCGACAACTTTACCCTTCAGAGCTTGCATAAACAGGAACTCACGAGTAATATCGAACTTGGTACGAATCTTCATCAGCTTCTTAGCACGTACTACGGCTTCAGTAGTCAGTTCGTTTGCAGTGCCTGGCTGACGTACACCCTGAATTTCATCAGGAGTGATGCTTTCAACTTCTTTGAAGTACATCATTGGGAAGCTGATTTGACGAACACGCTCAGGTGCGCTAGTCTCTGCTTTACGGCTATCGCGGTCTACCGCATCAAGCAAGCTAACATCCCAATCAGTCAAGTCCATAAGGAAAGTAGTTTGGGTGATTGGTGCTGAACGGAACAGACCTAAGTTGGAAATATACCCATAAGTATTTGGGATAGACTGGACTTCACCAGTCAGGTCAGCAAGGAAAAATCTGCTTTTTTCAGAATTAGTCAACATTGTAAAATTCTCCAGAATGTCTTATTATTGTTATTACAGGCCAGTTGGTACGAAATCAATACCTTTAGCAGCCAGAGCTTTCTTGACGTTCTCAGCATTAACGCCAGACTCAAGAGTAAGCATGTCTTTCAGTTCTGCGTCACGGTAAATACCAACAACTTTCAACTGACCGTGGTAAGACAGTTGCAGGTCTGAATAAAAGTTAACGATACATACAGAATCAGCCTGAGCTTCTTCCCCTGCTGCAACTTTAGTACCGTCTTCCTTAAGAACTTCACCTACACGATATTCTGTAGATGCCTGTGGAGTGTACTCTTTACGAGAGTGGCCTGTTGGGGTAACCTGTTCCCAAAGAATGATATCATTCAGAGGTTCTCTTTTACCTAACTTAGTAAAACCTTGATATGCCATTATTGTGTTCCTTATTTGATAAGAGATTTTAGAGCATTCTGGAGAGCCAGTTTGCGTTGTTCAGCGGTGTCTTCGGAAGCATTCTTAGCTGGTTCGTTTTCTTCTTCAACCAAATCAGCTTCGCCGTCATTACCCACTTCTTCCATAGCGTTGGAATGTTCAAGAACAGCACCAGCAGTTTCTTTCAGCTTGGTAATTTCTGATTCTTTTTGTTCCATTGCAGAAGCATGGGATGCGATAGTTTCATTAAGTCTCTGGTTAGCACCTTCCATAGCATTCATAAACAGAACACTCAGAGGGTTATCAAGACCAGCACCTAAAATAGTCGTTGCAGCTTCTTTTGCATCAAATCCAAAAGCTTCAGCAGAAGCAGAAATCTTATTAGTCAAATCTGACAAAGCAGCTTCCTGTTCTTTAGCTTTCATTTGAGCAACCTGAAGACGCAAAGCTTCTAGTTCTTGCTTTTCTTGTTCAGTCATTTCTTCACCTGAATTGTTAACGTTTAAACTTACAGGAGCCTCTTCAGAACCTTGTAAGTAATTTAAGAAATCATCTTGAGACATGATTGAGTTAATTAAACCAAGTTCAAGAGCTTCCTGAGCAGAATAAACATTCGCCTCAGTATTCTTTACAGCTTCTTCAGAGAGATTACGAGATTCAGCTACAAAACCTGTGAAGGTCGCGTAGGTATCATTAATTCTCTTTTGAAGTCTTTCTTTGCTTTCTTCTGAAAGTGCTTGGAATGGTGAACCCATACCTTTAAACTCACCAGCTTTGATGACGTTAATTGTTACGCCATTCTTTTCAAATGCCTTAGTTAATTCCTGATGAACCATGATTACACCAATAGAACCAACATCTGCATCTGGTGATGCAATAATTTCTTCAGCAGAAGATGCAAGAGCATATGCAGCGGAACAAGCGAACTCATCTACATAAGCAATAATTTTCTTTTGGCCTCTTGAAGCCATAATGTGACGTGCTAATTCAAAGCAACCTGAAGCTTCACCACCACCAGAATCAATATGCAGAACAATAGTCTTAATTGACTCATCTGCTAAAGCTTCGTCAAAGCCTCTGCGTAAACCTTCATAAGAGCTTAAACCACCTGTACACATTGCATCAATGAATGTCATACGATGAGTTAAACCACCCATAATAGGAATAATAGCAATGTCATCTTTTACTTTTAAAAGACTTCTTGCTTCACCTTTGGGTTTATCAAAGTTTACTGCTGCTTGGACATCACCCAGCAATCTGTTATTCACATAGGTTGCTGCTGAGTGAGCTAATGATTCAGTGGCTAGTAAAGGTTGGTTGAATAATCTATCAGCAAGTCTGAAGATATTCGAACTCATTTTTACTCACCCTATTTGTTTAAATCTACAGAGACTGAAGAGATAACATAGATACCTTCTTCAGCAAAGAATTGAGGTTTGCTAAGAGCACCAGTTGCCACGCATTTATCGTTAGCATCCCACAAGCTATAGTGTGAGACCGTTGCAGAAGCTGGAACAGTAATGTTAACTGTGTCTTCTGAGGCAATTAAGCCATTATCCGGTTCAGAAAAATAAATAGCCACTGGCTGAGTAACCTTATTTGCTGTAGGGTCTGCCGTTGGGTCTACATTGTGTAAAATAATAGTCGTTGGGGTTAGCGTGGCGAGGATTTTATTCTTACCATCAATAGTTAATGTTCCCATTAATTAAACCTTACTTTTTGTTTAAGGACTGTTGAATGGTTACCAGATTCATCTACCACATTTACAATCATATCATATACTTTACCTTTGACAAGTACTTTGTAATCATTTTGTGAAAAAATGTATTCAAGTCTGTTTGTTTCTTTATTAACTGTCATTGGAGATTGAAATGCAGTGTCGAGGGTAATGAAAGCGGCTTCAATGCTATTAACATTGATACGTTTATTCTCGCAGTTATATAACTTTACACCCAAAAGGCATGAACTGTCAAATGGAATTTTAACAATTTCACTACAATTTCCTGAAATAAACGGTTTTCCACTCATTGGTGCATCAAGTAACCTACAAATAGTGAAAACGTCAGAGATTCCACCATCACTAACATAACCTGAAAGGCTGACCTTTGAGCCAGCCTCTACAGATAACTTATCAGTAATGACAAGGACACCTCTATACGAATGCACTCGTGTAGCATTTGAAATAGAGATAACTTCAGCCATTATTTATTTGCCTTATTTGCTGTGCTTGGGTCTTTCGCTGAAGGTGTCTTTGCAGTACCTTCTCCAGCGGTCTTATAACCATCTCCTGAACGGCTTTGGCTATTCGGAGAAAGCTTTTCAGATACTGGCTGAGACTCATCAGCAGGAGGAAGACCAATATGTTCTCTAAGTTTGTTAGATAGCTTTTTGTCAACTTCCAAAGCACCTACTGCAACAGTCTTCTGAATATAAGAACCAATTGCTTCAAGGTCTGGAGTTTCGATATCATCATATGTGATTTGTACATGTTCTTCATCATCCCACATATTAAGAGCATAAGTCTGTGCAACTAAGTCACGGTTGATTACGTTCTTAATTTGCTTCAGCAGAATATCTACTGACATTGCTAATAAGCTTGTCTTAGAATCTGCAAGAGAGAATGAACCATATTTTGACTGACCCATAGCAAGAACATCTGACATAAATGCCATCATAATCTGCTTAGAATATCTGTCAATAATAGAACCTGTATCATATGCTTTAGCACCCTGTCTAGAAACTAATGAGAACTCAAAGATATCCTCTTTAGTTTCTGGGTCGATATATCTAGGCCAGATTAAACCTGCTCTGTCATTAGCAATCATATCATTAACAACAGTTTTGCAGTATTGTACGAAAGCTTTCTTTTCAGGTTCTGCATTTTCATCCAGATAATCTGGTGGTAAACCAATCTTTGGCATACCTACTAAGTCTCTTGAAACACCAACAGCTTCATACTCTTCAATCTGTACTTTATACTTCCACGGTACATAAGCATTAAGCAATGGTGAACGACCTTCTGGGTTACCATACTCATCGTCATACTTAAACAGCATGAATTTAGCTCGTGGGAGTTTTCTTGTTAGTGGTCTTTCTCCAAGATTAATTGCTCCAGCAATATGTGAAACATTTCTCAGATTTTGTCTGACACCAGTAACTTTTCTAAAGTCTTCGTCAAAATACCACTTATCAAGTGTTGATTGGTTTCTGATTGGTAATTTAGCCCACCCAATTAGACCATCATCAAATTTTGACTGGTACTTTCCTTTTTTACCCTGACGTTTCTTATAAACCTTTTCGTTAACACAGAACCCATAAGTGCAGAATGACATTACAGAGTTAATAAAATCTGCCCAATCATGCTCCATGTCATCCATTAAAGAATTAAAGAAGTCTGCTCTTTCAAGCATTTTAGGGTCTTGCTCTTTTCCCTTTGGAGGTACGAATCTCCAGTTGACTTTTCTGACAAACATCTTAATAATATTTACAGATGCTGCTACAGCAGGGTCACGCATCATTAATTGGAAAGTTTTAATACTTTCAGGGAACCTTAGTGCCTGACGAGGTTCTTCATAGATTCTACCATTCTTAACCTTCAGACCCAAAGAACCTACTTCACCCATTCTAAATGGTGGTAAGCTTTCTTGTGTTTCTGTAATTTCTGCCATTCTTCTCACCTAGCTATCAACGTCTAAGCCCCTCATATGGGTTTCCTCTCACTAAGTCTGTGTGAGCACCCATTGATGGTGGCTTGAATAATTTAACTTCGTTAAGACTGTTGAAAGCATCACTGGTAGCATCCACTTGGTCATCTTTAGTTTTACCATCACCACAAAAGCCTTCAAGTTCTTGAAAGTAAGCTTCGTTCCAACTACCTCTTAAGACTTTTACAAGTCCAGCTTCAGAAGCAGCAGAAAATCCCGCAAAGCGGGTAACTTTATCTTTATTTGTTGGTTTAGCTCTTGCGCGATAACCTTTCTCGGCAAGTTTCCTGATGAGGGATGTTGCATAGGATTTACCAGCAGCGCCTGGGTCTTGAGGGATAAAAATACCAGTTCGCTTACCGTCACTTTCAGCAGTCAAATTAATTTGTGTTTCGACTCCAGAGGGTCTATCTCTAAATCTTACTACATCAATGATATAATAGCAACCGTCTTTTTTAGATTTACCCATCTTAACACCCGCTGTCCAGTCTGGGTTAGGGTTAATCTCAGATGGTAAAGTTGCTGCTAAGTCCCATGCTCTGACATCAAATACATCTTCTGGGAGTGAATCAACAATTTCACACCATTGTCTTTGCCAATAGTTTGAACCTTCTGCACGAGCCTTCCAGTTACCGAAACGAAGTCTTGCAACGTTTACAGGTGTGTTGTTTTCCAACTTACCACGATATTTAGGTTCTAAGAAGTCAAGAATTGGGTTATCATCAATCGTACCAGAGATGAAGGTGTATGTCTGAGGAATCTCAAGAGGGAACATTTCCAGAATCTTGTCTCTTTCCCAATCAGAAACCATCACACCATCATTCATAACATACCAACGAATACGACCACACTTCTCAGGGTCTGGATATCCTTCTTCATCTAAGAATGGTTCTACCCAATCATAAATAAAATGGTCTCTGTCTGGGTTCATAGAAATCTTCATGTATGAATCACCTTCAGCCCCAGAACGTAGACGAGTCTGTAGGTATGAAATCTGTGAAGCAGAGAAGTGTGTACCTTCGTCAAAGTAAATGGCTGAGTACTCAATACCCTGATGACCTTCAGCGTGCTTTTCAAGTTCTAGGTAGGTAAACTTGATAGTTGCCCCAGAAGGGAACGTGATAGTCATCTTCTGCTCGTGAGGAACCCCACCAAACTTACCAAATAGTTTCTTTGCAGCAGGCCATAAACCACCTTGTAACTGTGTTGTATTTCGACGGAAATATACAGCGTTATAGTTAGGGTCTTCAATAAATCTTAAAGAGTCCATTAACAATGCAGCAGTCTTACCAGCACCAGCAGCACCACCATAGAGAACCAAGTCAGCATTAGTATTTAAAAAGACCTCTTGAGAACCCGGCTGAGGGGCTACATAGTTCTTATCAGTCATCAATTTGAAGATAAGTCTAACTTGGTCTGGTGTGTATCTTAATAAAGTCAGAATTTGAGTTGGAAGGAATTTAGAGGGGTCTTTACCGAATGATTTGATAATTTCTTTTACTTCATCAGAAAGCCCCAACTCTCCAGCTAGGACTTTCCTAACATCTTCCACTCGCTTCTGCTTAACAGCATTTAAGTCCATTAAGCACCTCCGCAAATAGAATTATTCAGAGTCTGTAGCAGTCTCTTCTTTCTTAACTTCGAACTTTGCATCAACAGCATCAAGAAGTGCATCCATAGATGCTTCTTTGATATCAATACCTGTTGCTACAGACAATCTGTCTGCAATTGCCATGATAGTATTCTGCATAAATTCTAGCTTCTTATTAGCTTCATAAAGTTCTTTATAAACGGTCTCGCTCATTATGTTTTCTCCAAATAGTTAACCATGTTTCCCCTTAAAAAAGACGGTACAGAGACCGTCAAGGAGAAACCACAATGTACGTCAGAGACATACTGTATAAGGCTTCTTATAAAGTATAACTCTGTAAAAAAGCCCTGTCTAAAAATACTCTTCGGTAGCGAAAGGAAGAATACTTATAGCAGGGCATTATTATTATTTTAATTGAGAGAGAGTAAAATAACTTGGAGAATCCGAAGGGACTCGAACCCTTATAAACCTGTTTTGCAGACAGGCACATAGCCATTTCTGTCACGGATTCAAATTGGAGGAAGATACCAGACTTGAACTGGTACACCGATTTCTCAGCTACTGGCAGTTTAGCAAACTGCTCCCTTACCTTTTAGGGTTAATCTTCCATTATTTCTGTAATGCGTTCTTCATTTCTGGTGTTGCAATAGTGTCGATTACACCAGTTTTACAAGCATCATCAAACCAGTCTGGTAAGATACCTGCTAAGAACCCATTGATATTCGTTTTAAGGTACTCTGCAATAAGGGCAGTTTCTTCTTCAATCATCTGCACAACTTCATCTGCATAAGCTGTAATCTTCGAGATACCTTCATTAATCTTACTAACAGCTTGGTTAGCTAAATCAGAAATAGTATCAAGACCTTTATCAATAGCATCCTGTAAGTCGCTTAATACATCATTAACGCCATCTAGTGTACTGTTAATTGTATCCATAGCTTTTTGACCATACTCTGTAGCAACACCCATAATACCACTAAATGGTGTACAACCAACTTGCTCTCCTGCTGCACCCATAACATTAGAGTAGCCTTTTGCTACCTGCATACGTGATGAAAACTCATCAATGGACTTTTGACCATAATCTGTCAGTGTCTTAGTAGTTGATGTAGTGCTTGTCAGACTCGTTGTAAAGCTATTAAGCAGAACTGTTGTAAGTCCAGCAGCAATAAGCTTATCCTTTATTGTGGGGTCTGTTACAGAGCTAATAGAGCTTACAAGTGATGTAGAGGCAGCTACGGTTCCACCTAGAACTGCTGCACCAGTAATAAGGGGATTAGAAAACCCTCTACCGGTTTTTAAGAGATTAAAAATCTCCTTACCTTGTTCTGTCATCTCTTTCATTAAGCACCTTTGAAATTGGTAGTCCAGTGGGATTTGAACCCTCTTCTCATGTTTTTCAGACACGCGCTTTAACCATATAAGCTACTTGGACTATAAATTGGGGTGACCTACGGGATTTGAACCCGTATAGACCATGTTCACAGCATGGGTCATTACCATTTATGATAAGGCCACATTTAAGGACTCTCGTAAGAACCCTTAGAAGTGGCAGCGGCATAAGGATTTGAACCTTAATAAGACAGCTTCAGAGACTGCTGCATTGCCAGTTATGCTATACCGCTAAATTTGGTACTCCATATCGGATTCGAACCGATACATAACACAGATTTTAAGTCTGGCCTCTCTGCCAATTGGAGTAATGGAGCATTGGCGGGGGATGTTGGAATTGAACCAACTTCTTCGATTTCAAAGACCGAGGTTTTAACCTTGTAAACTAATCCCCTTTAAATCTTTACTTCCTTAGTGGATGAATAAAGAATGCCAACATAACTCTTTCCCTTGAGAATGCTCTTTCTTCTGGGACAACACTTTTAAGTTTCCATCCAACATAAATTCTCCAGTAGAATTGTTTACCAAAGACTTTAATTGATGGGATAAAGGCGAATAACCCCCAAGCATTACTGTTCCACATTAGGAGATAACCTGTCTGATTATCTTCATGGTCAGAACTTACGTTGATATTACCTTTCCACTTAGTAACATCTTTTACATCTCTTCCTAACACATGGTAAGAGAAGTTATAAGCTTTGTTTCTCCAGAGCCATCCAACTCTCTGCAAATAGACACCAAGCTTACCAATCTTTCTAATCTTAGCCCATCTTTTAACGTGACCTTCATCACCATCAATTGGGTTGTCATATGTCTCCATCCATCTGAATCCAAAAGGTAGATGTCCTTTCTTCTCACTATAGAATGGAACTACAAAAGGTGCTAAGATAACTGCTAAGATTGCTGCCAATGGGTCTAGCAAAGCTAGGAAAATCCATGAAGCATACTTCAAATATCTCATTTAAATAGCCTCTTTAAATTGGCGCAGGATAAGGGATTCGAACCCCTATTAACAGCTTCGTAGACTGTTGCTCTATCCATTTGAACTAATCCTGCAAAATTGGTGTTCCAAGACGGATTCGAACCGTCACTAGTACAAGGTTTGAGCTTGCATCCTCTGCCAATTGGGATACTGGAACATGGTACTCACTAAAGGACTTGAACCTTTTTCTTCATCTTGTAAGGGTGATGTTTTACCATATAAACTAAGCGAGTATGAAAGAGGTCTGAAGTTGTGCCGCTAACTCAACTCCGTGGAATTTGTTACGGTCTTCAGTTGACACCAGCGGTCTTTCACTTGACCTCTGAATTGGTGCTGCTCACAGGACTCGAACCTGCATTTCCATCCTTACAAGGGATGTGTAATAGCCAATTATACGAAAGCAGCATTAAACTTTTATGATACCAGCATGTACTTTTCTGTGACAGTTAGCGCACAAGACAATGCACTTTCTGATTTCATCTTTTAATCTTTTTGTGGAGTATGAATAAAGTGATGCAGGATTCAAATCTTTCTGGGAAGGGTCTGTATGGTGTAAATCCAATGCAACTGGTTCTTTCTCACCACATATATGACATTTGCATAAAGCTTTGTACCTTCTAGCTAGAGTCTTGTTATACTCTCTCTTGAAGTTACGAGTACTTTTAATAGCCTCTTTCCTTTTATCATTTGCTTGATAACTCTTTGCATCACGAAGTCTTGCACAGTCTTTGCATTGACTTTGAAGACCATCTTTCTTGTTCTTATTCTTATGGAATAAGCTTTCATCTTTTGGTATTCTGCAAGTACTGCATATTTTCATATCACACCTTAATTTGGAGCATCCAGAGGGAATCGAACCCTCAACCTCAGTTTGGAAGACTGTAATTTTCCCGTTTAAACTATGGATGCACTAATTGGTGGAGTCACTGAGAATTGAACTCAGTTACCGAGTTTGCAAAACTCGAATTTTAACCATATAAACTATGACCCCAATGTTTGGTACAGGTGGAGGGAATTGAACCCATCGTCTTACTGATTAAGAGTCAGCCGCATAACCATTTTGCTACACCTGCATTAATTTGGTAGGAGACAAGGGATTCGAACCCTCAAACACCAACTTCTAAGGATGGTAGGTTTACCAATTACCGTCAATCTCCCATTAAATCTTTTTAGAGAACTTCTAAGAACCTAAGCAACAAGGTTCCACAACAAGCTGTAATAACCTTAGAAGCCCTCTAAAAAGACCTAAATAGGTCTTTGCATAGTCTTGTTTAATCCGGTGACTAGAACCTTTGGAGAGCTTGATATTATCTCTTCTCCGTGACACCTACTAGGTGCTTTATCAGTGTGTACGACAATACACGAGGGATACCAAAGCAACATCCGAATGAAGCTTGGCTTTAAATCTTATTAGGCGGTAAGTAAAGGAGTCGAACCCTCACCGTATCTCTACAGTGGCAACAGTTTTCAAGACTGTTTGGCTGCCATTAGCCGCTACCTACCCCTAATAAGACTTTGGCATGGGACGGAGGAGTTGAACCCCTTTGAAACGGTTTTGGAGGCCGTTGCTCATGCCTTAGAGTCTTAACATCGTCCCACACTATAATTCGAAGCTTACCGTATTTTCGCAACACTGTAAAGCCCCTTCTCAGATTATTTACATGTTCTGGAAAACATGAGATACAGACCACCTCCTTACACGGAGACCCGATAAGGTCGTCTAAGCAATCTGCTAACTATTTGGCACACCCTACAGGATTCGAACCTGTAACTAACGATTTAGAAGACCGTTGCTCTATCCAATTGAACTAAGGGTGCATTAATCTTTAAAGACTCTCTTAGAAAGCCCTTAAAGATGCCCACCTTATTAATCATACCGTGGGCGAGTACGCCAAATTCTTTGATGAGGGATTGGAAGACCTCACTGGTGTTTAGCCTATCAAGCTACTGCCAGAAAAACATTGTCGTTTGCATTTATTTTAAATTTGCAAAATAGACGCTACGCAACGAAAACTAAGGTTACTATAAAGTGGTCACATGTTAATGTCAACAACTTTATTGAAATTGGTACTGGTAGGTGGAATCGAACCACCGATGTTCCCTTATCAGGGGAGTGTTATAACCTTCTTAACTATACCAGCTTGGAGGTTCAGATGGGAATCGAACCCACATTCATAGGGCTTATGAGACCCCTGCATTACCTTATCTGCGACTGAACCATATTGGTAGAAGTGGAGGGATTCGAACCCATCGCCTGTCAGATTAAAAGTCTGCCGCATCACCATTCTGCTACACTTCCATTAAATTATCTTTGTAGATAAGCTACCCAGACTTGCTTAAGGTCTGTAGCGATGTGCTTTGTTGGGTTTAAATCTAGAATTTACCCTTTCACCCTTTGTGGTCGCATACTCACAGGTAAGCTTAATAACTTATCTACAAAGATAATTACCAGACCGTTGTTTATCATCTTAAGTGCTACCATTACACCAACTCGACATCTGCCGAGTGAAGGAATCGAACCTTCGCCTTTTCTTTACCGGAGAAATAGATTGTTTAAGTTTTGCTGTAAACGGTCTTCTGTAAATTTGTTGAGCCAGACCAAGTTTTAAATTTTTTCAAAATTAAATTGGCTTGAAAATATCATACGTACTTGCTGAATTTGGTCTTCTGCTCCTTTAAAGAATACTCGTAAGAACTCTTTAAGGGAGGGGCTAAATAGCCCTCTCAAAACATCATCTTGAAATACTTATTATAATTTGGCGGTTACGAAGGGATTTGAACCCTCATCATCTCCCGTGACAGGGGAGTATTTTAACCAGATTAAACTACATAACCTTTATTTGGTGTGCCGTGTAGGAGTCGAACCTACCGAGTCTCAATGACAAGGGATTTACAGTCCCCACCGCTACCATCTACGGGATAACGACACATTTAAATTTGGCGGTTAGTCAGGGATTCGAACCCTGTGCCATTCGCTTAACAGGCGACCGCACATACCTTATGTGCTTCCTAACCTTAATACATTGCCAGACCGTGTTTTTTCTTTTATCCGCAAAAAGTAGTTTGTTGCTGCATACGGTCTTCTGCAAAATTGGAGGCGGGTGCAGGAGTCGAACCTGCCGATACCATGCTAATGAGACATGTGAGACGCCCTTTCTCTATACCCGCAATTCTTAATGACCAGACCAAATATCTTCTTTGTCCGATTTATCTTCAGATGAATAAGATTAAGTTTGCTGCAATTGGTCTTCTGTCAAAACTGGCGTTCCAGAAGGGATTTGAACCCTCAAATATCCACTTTGAAAGAGTGGTGACTTTACCGTTTTGTCTACTGGAACATTAATTTGGTCTCTGTTGGAGGACTTGAACCTCCGGCCTTACCGCCCCAAACGGAACGCTCTACCAAGCTGAGCTAAACAGAGATAAACTTTTCAAACTCTATGTAACCACTTTAACATTATTTTTTAGTGGTTGTCAAGAACTTTTTTAAAATATTTTCAGTATCTTAGAAAAGCTCTCATTTCGTTTCTATGTAGAACATATTAAAGGGTATCAAACACATTGTCAATACCCTTTTTAAAACTTTTTACCAGATGTAACGGTCAATCATTACTGCTTTGAGCATTACGCTGGTTGGGTCAAACTTCTCACCACCAAGCAGAGCTTTTAAAGTGGCTGGAGAGAACCCTGATACCATCGCTACACCATTATCCTTAACAGATACTTCGCAAGTACCATTACGGTTTGCTAAGTACCAGAATACTAGTTGTGGCATTTCGTACCCAGCTTTTTTGTACTTACTCTGAATTGCTTCAAAGTTTGTACGACCATTTGCACCATCAACCTGATTAAACTCCATATCAGAGAAGATAATAAGCTTACTTGGCATATCTTTCTGAGTCAAGTTGTTTCTCTTACCTACCTCAAGAATACGGTCAAAAGCTGCTTGTAAGTTAGTTGAACCATATTCAACATGACGCATTACCTGACGATGACGGTTTCGTAAATCACCACTCAGTTCAATGAAATGAGGGTTTGTTGAATAGACCATTAACTCATCTTTAAAGCAACCTGTATTGCGTTCTGCTACATACAAGGCAAGTGATACACCAATATCAAGGGCAGTAATTGAGCCAAGATTCACCCAAGACATTGAGCTTGAAACATCAGTCATACACAAGATGTTTTCACCTTCTGCCATCCAGTTTGGTAGTGCTTTCCACTGCTCATTAGCAACATCTGCATTACCATACTTGATAGATTTAATCACATCGTATGGGTAAACAGCACCAGCGTTAATCTTGGCCTCACCTTTTGAGAGGGACTCGATGTAAGCTTTATAACGTTCCCCATCTTTACGGTTAAAGAGTTTTTGGTAACGTGCAGCAGCGAGTGAAGGAATCTTGCTGTAGTCAATCTTACCAAACTCATTAGCAGAGATTTTTTGCTCAACCGTATCAGACAGTGCAGATAACAGTGTGCGGTACTCTTTCTCGCTTAAGTTTGCAAACTTGCAGAAACGTTTTACAAACTGTTTGTGGCGTGGTTTTACTCGTGGCAACCACTTAGCTGCTAAACCTGCTGTTGCAGGGTCTAGTAATGCTGCTTCTAAATGTTTGAAGGCATCCGTCTCAAAGCGAGTACCTACGAAGATTTTGAAGTCATCAAAACGACCAAGTTCTGCAATCTTGTCCATAATGCGAAGAACCTGTGTAGGTTCTAAAACTTTATCTTCAATTGCTTGAAGTAAAACAGTTCGGAAAGCTTTACGCTCACCCATACCTTCTCGTACATCTCGCATATGCAGTAAAATACGAACTGCAACATCAACATCCTCACGCAAAGCTTTGTAGAACAGGTCTGGTAAGATTTCTACATTGCTACGGCTTGAGCCAGCGGCTTTGTAAAAGTCTACCAGAGCAGACATTGATGAAGTATGGTTTACAGCACCATTTTCAGTTCGACCTGCATGAAGGTGCGCATGTTTAAATAACTCGCTCATATTTTACTCTCTTCTCTCATTTGTTGTTTGATGTGACAGACTTTAGAGCAACTTTGTAGAGTCTGTCAACACCTTTTAAAATTATTTTTTGAGAGTCGCTACAGCAGAGAACGTTGGTTTGTTATCTGTCTGTTGTTGACCACCATTATCAGGAGTCTTCTTAGTGTCTGCTGCAAGTGCTTTCATCTCACCTGCTGAGTGAGTAAAGATAGTTTTACCGACCTCAATCATACTCTTGATGGTTACGTCATCTGTGTTTAACCCGAACTCTGCAAGCTTAGCCGCGTCCCTTGTAACAATCGCCTCAAACAGCTTTGCAGCGAACTCAGCAGAATTATCAATGGTCAGTTGAGCTTTTACGAGTGAGCTTTTGTTACGAGAGCCTTTTGGTCTTCCAGATGGGTTTCCAGACTGGCCTTTTTTAAACTGGCCTTTGTTTGTTCTGTTTTTCATTGGTATGCCTCTTATAAGACCTCTTAAAAGGCTTTTAAGATAAAAGATAGATATCCAGAAAGATATCTGTTTAAATAGCCTTTTTAGAGGAACCTTTTAAGTTATCTTCTAAGTATTTATAAGCCTACACCTTGTCAAGTCCTTTGTCAACAACTTTTTTAACTTGCAATAGTTCTTGACTTGTTGTATGGATTACTGTACCATCTTACTTAAAGCTGTAGGTCTGCCTTGTTCTACAAAGGAGACTTAATGAGAAAATCAAACAACCCGAAGAAAGGTAAAAATACCAATCACTGTAAGGAATCAAAAAGGGCAGAGTTACTCTACTATTCATCCTCTGAAATTGGTCTGTACCTGTTCTTTCAAAATTACAGAAGACAAGAGGATTATCTATGTGTAGTTCCCAATTAGAAATCGCAGATATTATAGATTTATATCAAACTGCAAAGAGTCATGGCTATATAACCTCAATTGGAAAGAATAGTCACTACGATGCTTTGACTGGAATGTATTTCAGGGCAATGGCTCAATCTAGTGAACAGCACTTGATGGTTTCTTCCAGTGAGTTTACTTCGTTTCTCTATTGCAGCAAAATCATAAATCGCAGGAGAACTGAAAAATGTTAACAGTAAGTTTTAATTACAATAGTGATGGCTCTGTATCAATTAATTCACCATATGCAAATGACCTATTGAAAGAGCTAGTTAATCAGTGTGATAGAGGTCTTCACTATGTCCCAAATTCTTTCAAGCAGAAGACTATTGCTAATAACTTGATGCGTGTGACGGTTACAACATCAAATCCAAACTACGACATTGATAGTGAAAGCCCTTATTCTTTAGTGGCTCTTGGAGAGTGCAGTCAATTTAAACTTGTATGCCACGACTCAGAAACATTTCTTAAGGTGTTTTCCAACCTTATTCACAATAATAAGTACGGGTATGTTGACGGTAGTGCAAACTTCTATCCAGCAAACTATACATGCCTATTGATTGATAATATGAGAAGTAGCAAGCAAGAACCTACAGAAATCTCATTTGATGTGAACTCTAGTCCAGACGCAGAAACAAGTAATAACTTTGATATGAGCTACGCACTATCACTTAGTAAGAAATCCGAGTTCATTGATTATGTCAATGGATTTGGTTTTAAGTTTGACGAGAACATGAATCTCAAAAAACTTAAGAACCTACTTAAGACCAAAGCTTAAGTATAAACAGGGGCTAATGCCCCTTTATCTATTTATAAGGATATTTAATGAAGGCTAAGAGTGCAAAAGACTTTTATTGCTTCCTACAATCCTATATCAATTCCGTGGAGAAAGGTGATAGATACAATCTTAAAGATGTTATTGCATCACCTTTAACATGGAGACTTAGCAAATGGCCTGAAGAAGATATCACACCCACTAGTAAACAACCTACCTACATCCCAGATATTAATCTCCCAGATTCAGATAAGTTATTGTATCCAATGTTCCACATTGTTGGGCTTGGTACATTTCTTATGGATATCCAGTATGTAATCGGTAAAGGTTATAAGGTTGAAGGTATTGTTGTTGGTGATGTATCTCCACAACATAAAGGCTATTTTAGATTAAACGCACGTTTAGAGGCTAAAAAGAAATGATTAAAGCAAAGACTTACCCAGACTTCAAAGAATTTGTAAAGGGTTTCGTTGCAAATGTAAAGGCTGGTAAGAGATATGATTTTAGAACATACCAAGAAGCTATTTTACCACTCACCTATAGCTCATATTGGCCTGAAGCTGATATTGCAGAGGTTGAGAAGTTTGACTACAAACCAGACTACAAAGTTCCTTTCAGTGATGAACTTCTTTACAGTGTTGGTGCACAGATGAGAACTTCTGATTTCTTCATGGATTTACAGTATGCAATCATCAATGGTAAAGATGTTGACACGGTGTATTGTGAATGGTTGGCAAGAGTTAAGCCGTTCTCAATGTTGAATGCTAAGTTGAAGGATGCCATTAAGCCACCAGTAATTACTCAGCAGCCAACAAACCAAACAGTCAATGAAGGTGGAGCACTTACCCTAAGTGTTCTCGCAACTAATGCCACTGGGTATCAATGGAAGAAGGATGGTGAGGACATCTCCAGTGCCACTTCTGCAACTTACACAAAACAATCCGTAGCGCCTTCTGACGCTGGTTCATACACTTGTGTTGTATCTGGAGAGGGTGGGACAAGTGTCACCTCAGATGCAGCAACAGTGACTGTGAATGCCTTACCAGTAATTACTCAGCAGCCAACCAATCAAGAAATCACTGAAGGCGAGAACTTAACGCTGAATGTTGTGGCTACTGGTGCAACAGGTTACCAGTGGAAGAAAGGCGAGGAAGTCATCCCAGACGCAACTGCTGCAACTTATACCAAAGAAGGTGCAACCGCTGCTGATGCAGGAAGCTACACCTGTGTAGTGACTGGCGCAGGTGGCTCTGTAACATCTAATGCAGCAACAGTTACAGTTAACCCAACAGGGGAGGCATAATGCAACTCTCAAGAAAAGGTTTAGATGCTATTAAGTTCTTTGAAGGTCTGAAGTTAGAGGCTTACGAAGACTCTGCCGGAATCCCAACAATTGGGTATGGTACAATCCGTATTGACGGAAAACCTGTTAAGATGGGTATGAAAATCACTACTGAACAGGCTGAACAATATCTTCTCGCGGATGTTGAGAAGTTTGTTGCAGCAGTGAATAAAGCTATCAAGGTTCCAACCTCTCAGAATGAGTTCGATGCACTTGTAAGTGAAACATACAACATCGGTATCACAGCTATGCAGGATTCTACATTTATCAAGCGCCACAATGCTGGTAATAAGGTAGGTTGTGCAGAAGCTATGCAGTGGTGGAACAAGGTTACAGTCAAGGGTAAGAAGGTCACTTCAAACGGTCTGAAAAATAGACGTAGAATGGAAGCTGACATTTATCTTGACAGTGTATATCCAAAGTAATATCTTTATAGGCTCCTTCGGGAGCCTTTTTTATTTTCTAAGGAGAAAATCATGAAGCTTTGGGCTAGTGACTTTGGGACTTTTAAGTACACTCGTAATGGTTCGCTTGTACGCATTGTTGGAAACAATGTGGTTTCAAGAGGCGACAAGGTGTATACACGGTTTACTGTAGAGCTTGTTGAACTGTCACCTATTGAGTCTGTGAACAATGGCCTGTTCAAGTTTGAGACTTACAATGTCAATGAACATGGACAATTCAACCCTCTTGGTGAAAGTGGACTTGATATTATTTCAGAACACCCGTTGACAAAAGAGCAACTTGCAGGTTATTATAAAACTGTTCTTGAAAGGCAGTTAGCAACACATGAACAAGAAGCTAACTACCATTTACAACATTGCGAAATTTTAAGAGAAAAAATCGAACAAGCAGAGAGAGGTTTTTATGAATAATAACAGTCATATTCACGTTAAAGTTGATGTCAGCCGTTACAGCGAAAATGAGGAACTAGACCTGCAAGATGCTCTTCTCTTTGAGAAGAATGGTAATCTCCATTTGCATTTTGAAGGCACAAACACATATCTCCACAGATGTCGAGATGATGCAGATGGTTGCCCTGTTTTTGCTTGGTATAATTTAGAGTTTCCACTTTACGCAATCCATTATCCAGATGGTGGAGAAGACTGGACAACTCAATCAATCTTTGATGAGCTTAACGGTATTCCGGTTGAGCAGGAAGAACAAGAGCCTGTTGAGCTTACCTTCACCTTCGTCAAAGAAGAAACGATTGGTGATTTGTCAGTAACTGAAGCTATTCAGGTAACACAGGTCATTCGCTAATGAGTAAAGTACAGGTTATTTTCCCTATTTGTGACTTCTCACTAGAGCGTGAACTTGACCTGTACGAAGAAATTACTGACGAAATCATCTGGTCTGTTGTAGAAGAGGCTATCAAGAAACTGTATGGTGGCCTCTTAAATCCATCAAGTAAAAAGCTCAACACTAAACAAGTAGCTGATACGTACACTTCATACGATGCCTACAACAAACCTTTTGAGAATACCTGCTTTGACCTTATGGTAGGTAATAATAAAGTCAACTATTTCTTCGTCAGAGAGTTTAACGATGAGTAAGCTCCATGTCACAGTGTACAAAAACTTCTCAGATATCAAAGAGTCTTTAACCAATAAGCTTGACATGCAACGGAAAAGACTCTTTTTAATGTATGACATTGACAACTATAACCATCCTAAAGAGTTCAACTACAAAGATGGTACAAAGATTGTTGAATTTGAAGATTCTGTAACGGTGTATGTCAAGCATGACTTACCAGCAAAGTATATAGGGATGTTAGAGTACTATATATTCAAACATACAGGTATGCGTGGTGAATCTGTCAAGATATCTTCTATAGAAGTTTTTGAGAAACCTAACACACAACTTAAAAAATATTTAATGAGGAAACTGTAATGTCCGAAGAGCAACAGGATATCATCCCACAAGTAACATTAGTCCAACATTTTGGAAACATTGAAGGGTGTGTTGCACTTTTTCAACCAAGTATCAATTCCCCTGCAAAAGTTTGCAAGTTGACTATGAATGTTAATAACATTAGTATCTGCCTTGTTGATGAAGTCCAGTACTTCAAGTTTAATGACAGAGAGGTTGATGCTGCACTTTTGAAGTATCGAGCTAGTCTCGAAAAAGATATTGACCATAAAGAACTTGTAACACTGTTTGGTGACCTTCACAAGCTTCTTGAAAAGGTTATGAAGCGCACATACTACATGAACAATGGTTCAATTATCACCACCATGATTTCACCATGTATCTCTGAGCCAATTTTAACTGATGATGGCGGGTACTATGTTGTAGCATCAGCAGATTCTGATTGGTGGATGAAAAACACAGCACTTAAGACGGTTATTGAGGCTATTCGTGAGCATATCCCTTCATTCAGCCCGTGGAAAGGCAAAGGTGATGACTTTATCGCATTGTTGAGTGAAGAGAGTAGCAAACGTAGTGCATTAATGCCTAAGAAATACTCTTGCAGAGTATAAAATATTATCTATAATGGGAGCTATCGAGAGGTAGTTCCCTTTTTAGTTTCTGGAGAATAGGTATGGCTAAAGTAAAAGAACACGATAAAATTATTTTGTATGTTAAACAGAACCCTTCTAAGAGTGTTGAGGCTGTTGTGACATATGTCTCTCATAATGGTACAGTTTATTTTCGACCACTGAAGAACTTAGACTTTGATACAACCCCAAACCACACATTTAGTACCTCTGCTAGACTGTGTGCAGGGACTGTATACTCAACTTCTGAGATTGAGTCCTTATCTTTCACAGGTGCTTACAAGAACTTTATCGGGATTGCTTTAAAGGACTCTGAAGAATCTTTTAAATTTTTCATGGAGACTAATAAAGGTTGCTACACACATGTTATGCCAGTCTATAAGAAAGTTGACACAGAGCTTACCAGCAAGTGCGAAGAGATTAGTAGTGACTTAATAGAACTTCAAGCATCTACTAAGAATGCCATTTACATTATCGAGCGAGATTACTTAGAAGTTCTTTTTAGAGACATGTTAAAAGCTGGTTTTACTCCAAATGAAATTACAAAAGAAACTCAACGCCAGTTCAGAAATGCTATGGTGAAAGAATGAAAAAACTAACTACAGTTGAAGATTACTACAAGCTGTCCCTGTTAGAGCAATATCGTAGAAGTCAGAATATAAGAAAGTGCTATGGTAAACACGCTGAAGGTGACTTTTACCGTTGCTACGATGCAGATTTAAAAGGTGTAACACCTAGAGGGAAAGTCCTGCAAAGACTTGTTGACCTTGAGTGGAACAAACGATTGAGAGAGGTTGGAAAATGATTTACGAAGAGAGATATAAGATAGATTATCAGGATACTCGTCATCACACTTCTTTGAGAGTAACCAAACCAAATGGAGATACCGGTATTATAGCACATTTTGGTGGTGATTATTGGTACGGCACAGGTTGCTTTGAAGGTTACAGTCAAGAATACTTGAAAGCATTCTACAGAGACTTTACAAATGACTACAACAGGGTTGTTGACGAAAAGAATAAGTGCATTAAGCATGAACACCATGCCAGAGGTTGTTTAAGTACGGTAATGGTACTGGCATTTTTCTTAGCAACATTACTGGCAGTATCAGCAATCAGTTCCATAGCTCAAGACTTAACCATTACACAGATTACTGCAAAGGTATATGATGTTTGGTACTTGTATGCTGTCCCTTTAGTTGGTATCATCATCGCACTAATGAGATTCAGAGTTCATAAGAAACGTCTTAAGGATTCTGAGGTTAAACTTGAAGAGGTAAGTAAAGAATGCAACCTACAATTATAGCTATATGTGTTCGTTTTGCAATCGCTGAAATGATTAACAAGGCAATCTTAAAAGATGCCTATGGAGAAACTAAGTAATGATTAAGACACCTGTACCAATTTTTGGATTTCCTTCTATTGAAGAGTTCAAAGTTTATCTTGACAAAAACTTCTACAATGAGCAGCCTGTTACTCTGCTGAAGAGTGATTTATCAGAGCTTCTTGATATGGTTATCAAGGCAACTTCTGAGAAGGAACCTGAGCAGAAAGCTGAGAAGAAGACTAGTAAGAAATCCGATAAGAAAACTGAAAAGTCTGAGTAATAACTTGAGGGGTTACTTGATAGCCCCTTTGTAGGAACTTAGAAGGTAGCGAAATGAAAGTTAAAGTGGTAGTTCAAAAAGCAATGCTTAACAATTCAACGAAAGATAAAATGTACAAAGAGATTTGTGATAAGTTGAATTGTTCAAGACATGCTGCTAAGGCTCTTGTGCATTGCTTTATCTTGGAATGCTCAGAAGCTTATATGAAACATATAGCTTTTGAAAGTTCTAACTTACTAGGTGATGTAGAAGTTGGTGAGAAGTTAAAAGAACCTGAGATGAAAACAGTTCCTAAAGTTGGTAATGTATACCATCTTAAAGACTTCAAGGCTGGAAAGGTTGTTGCAAAAGGTGTAGTAGAGCATGTTTATGATGATGGCGAATACTTACTTAAAGTATTTGAGTATGATAGCCACTATACACACTTATGTGGGCTTACATTCTTTGTAACAAAAGAAGACCTCATTAAAAACAAAGACAACAAGTTTGCAGTCCCAGATTACCAAGTTTTACGATAATGGTGTGATAGATATGAAAAAAGATAACTTAAAAGAAGTTGAAGGCAACTACCTAGTCCTTGACTGGAATGATATTCGGGAAGCACTATCCGAAGAAAACCTTGACATACTAAAGCAACTTATCTTCTCAGTACGTCATACCAGAGGTATTGTAAACGGTAAAGAGCCACTTGAAGGAATCTTTGTAGAGAAGTCTTATCCGTTCTATGAAGACACTTTGCAGAAAGTTAAAATGCACTTTAGACAGAAGAACCGTAAAGTGGTCACTATGGTATCTCTTGGTGGACAGAGCATGTCTGTGATGGAAGATATCAACCCTAAGAGACCGAGTAAAGGTGTTTGTATAAAAATCACAGGTCATGAAGAGTACATCTCAGTGGATGACTTTAGTGCATTCTGTAATGGTTCTGCTGTCTTTAATGGGTTCCACTATGATATCCGAGTGTATCCAATCAAGGGAGATGATATCATGATGCAGATATTTGATAACAACAATGGATTTACTCATTTTTATCAGACAACTAAGTCATCACTGAAGACAGTTCTGGAAACACTGATTTAAAATATCTTAAGAGCCTCCTTAATTGGGGGCTTTTTAATTTTTATAAAATTTCATCGGTTGTCCCAACCTCTGGGTCACCATCATATGTGAATAAAATATCTACCCTTCTTAACAACCTTCTTAAGCTTACTCTCTATATAGTTATATAGTACTATATAGTATCTTAGTGTCTATCTAGTGGTCTTAATAGCCCATCTGTATAACCCTTCTAAACACTCTTCTAACAAGCCTTCTTAACAACCTATACAATCACCTTAACCATCCCTCTACACCCTCTTAGAAGCTCCTATACACCTCTTAATCTCTATGTCAGCTATGTTACCCTCTATAGATGTTCACTAGGTATTACTAAGCCTCTATATAGTCTGTTTTAACAAACTTAACAGGAATATCTTTACAGACCTTATCTCACAAGGTCTAACACGGTACTAACAAGGTATCTTATAAGCCTGTTTATGCCTGTATTTTTAAAAGACTGTCTAGGTAATTATTCAGAATTTTAAAATTTTTATAAAATAGGGCTATCAAGTCATTTTTTAGGGTCTTTGAAGGAACTCAAAAATATCTGTAGAAGATGTATATCTGCTTGGTAGCCCTTAACATCCCTGTAACATCCCCTTTGCAGAATTTTAAAATATCATTAACAATCTCTTAACAGTTGCTACATCTTCTTAACGACTCTTCAAAGGTCTTAACAGTTTCTTAACAGAACTAACAAGGCTGTAACAGTTTCTTAACAGTTGATACATAGTCTTTACAGATGCTTAACAGATGACTAACAAGAGCTAACAAGTTAATTTTTAAGAGTTATTTTGTAGGGATTGGTAACAATACCAATTAAGATAATTAACAAGTTCCTAACAAGTGTTTAATCTTTTTAACAAGCTATTAACATGGTCACTATCTCTTTTCTTATCGTTCCCTTTCCCTCTTAGTGATTCTTTAAATAGCCCTCTTAAAAGCTCTCTATAGCTTTTTGTAAGCTCTTTTAAGCCTCTTCCTAGTAATTACACCCCAACTATGTAGAAAGCTCTTTATAGGGCTTTACAGAAGCTTTAAAGGCTATGTCAAAGACTCTTACAAGGCTTTTACATGGTTTTAACAGAGATTTAACAAGGGGCTAACAAGTTGCTAACAAGTGTCTTAAAAGCATAACTATGTAGGATTTGTTAAGAAATTGTTAAGAAAATGTTAAGGGGGCTAGCATTTACGTAACTTTATAGCCTCTTTTACGTAACTTTGAAGTAACTTCATAGCCCCTATAACATACTTTTAAAACACTAACAAGCCCTTTCTAGTAGTTCACAAGAGACTAACGAGATGGTAAAGCTTACACCCTTATAAGATTCTTTTAAGGCTCTGGGAAGCTTTATAAAGGGCTTTTAAGGGTGAGGTAATGCAATCCCTTAAGTTGGGTTGATAAGGCTGTTATAGAGCGTTACAGAGCGTTTAAGGGGTTGCCCTTCCCTTTCGGGTTATGGGCTTATATTTAAGTTGATTTGATAAAAGGCTATAGAGTAAGCTATAGAGTTATTGCTTTTAAGGTCTAGTAAGATTCTAGGAAGGAAAGGGAAAGGGTTTGTATAAGGATTGTATAAGACGTAAAAAAGCCCCTATTCAGAGGGGCTGTAAAGGTATCTGGGGCTATTTAGCCCCGTTGCGTCGATTAGTTGTAACCTTGTTTGCTGTAGTACAGGGAGACAATCAAATCACCCCAATAATGGTAATGGTGTTCATCGTTTAATGCCTCTTTTACTGCATCTTTCCAGAAGTCATCAGTAGGGTTATAATCTGGAATAACTTGCTTGATAACTGTCTTCACTAATGAAAAACACTCATCAGTCCCACCAATATCAAATTTAACGTCCAGAGTATAACAGCCATAAGCATTGACAGTTGCGCGGATAGTTGCCATTTTTGAATCTCCTAGTTTAAGGACTTTACTTAGTAGGGAGGTTATCCCTCCCGTTGATTAGTAATTTACTGCATGTTGGCGTATGTTGCAAGTCTTTTTTCGTTGTATTTTGTCAGAATCTCACAAGATAAAACATCAAACTTTGTAATAGCGTTGCCTTTGTCGAGGTCAAAGAATCCAAATGATTTACCATCTTTGAATCCGACCACTTCGTAAGATTCTTTAATGATTTCACCATTGAACAAATCACTTTCGATACGGTGGAATAATGCTACATCCTCTTTGTCGGTTGCAATTTGTAAAAGTGTGGTCAGTTCGACGTTTTCCATCTTGATAACTCCAGTTTAGGACTTTATTTAGTGGGGAAGGTCATTCCCTCCCCGTTGATTGACAATTTACAGATTTTTGATTGTCTCGTCAATATCTTTTTCAATATCTTTTAAAGTTTTTTCTAAGTTCTTGATATTGAACGTTAAACCTTCACCGAGGGTCTGAGAGTAACCGTTAGGACGATGGTCGTAAAGCTCGATATCTTCCACATCGGATAGGCTTACTCTTTCACCATTTGCAGCGTAGGCCATTGAAACAGTATTTACAGGGGCTTTATAGAACTTGTTTAAGGACTTGATAGAACGTTCGTAAGCCATTTTATAACCGTTTAAAAGGCTTTTAACGTGGTTGTGAACGTTTTTACACTCATCCAAGTAAATCCCTAAGAATAGCGGTAATAATTCTGCTACAGCTTGCATAAAGCGAGAGACCACAACTGTTGCAACATTACGACGATGAACGTAATAAGCCCCGTTTTCTGATTTAGTGATGGTTGCAAAGTGTACCCCATTGCAGCGAAATTCATAGGTATCTTTAACAGGCTTAGACATTACAGCATTTGAGCGAATGTAGTTGATAGCTTGAAATTTGTTCATTTTTGAATCTCCTAGTTTAAGGACTTTACTTAGTGGGGAAGGTCATTCCCTC